TTTATGTGTATCTGTATAAAAATATGAGACTGGAGTTAATCCATTAAATACAAATTTCCATTTTTGTTTTGGAAAACCACCAAATTCACAACTAACATAATTTAAAATACCACGATAATAATTTTTAATAGCATATTTTTCAACCTCTGATAATAGTTTAGATTCTCCACCAACTACTAAATGGTCTATCAATGTAGCTTCTCGTGCTATTTCCAAAAAACCTTTATATTTGTTATTTTGACTATTAACTTTTCTAACCGAAATAGCTTGTACTAAAATATTATTATAAAACAATCCCCATCCAGTTATACATCCAGAATGTCCATCTAAATGATTATTATCAAAAAATTCTTTTAGTTGACTTTTTGATAATTCTCTAATAATTGTCTTTCTAGCAAAAATTTTTGAAATAATTAAACCTAATTTTACTTTAATAATAGAATGATAAATGTCTTTTTTAGACATATAAAGATCATCCCAAATATGTAATAAAGATATGCCTTGCTTAATACATTCTTTAGTTTTTTCAAAATGATAATTTTTATTTTTATGTTTATTATCGTGCCATACAATACCATTATATTCTATCGCGAACTTTAATTCAGGAACAAAAATATCAAGTTCATTATTTTTATTATTAATTTTTATTGTAGTTCGATCATCATAAAGTATTTTTTTATTACATATATTACTTATAAAATTATATAATTCTTGTTGATAGAAGCTTTTTGGACAGCAGTGTTTACACTGCGGTTTATTATATTTTTTATAATAAGATCTTAAATTAGAATATTTTTCTAAAATATCAGATTCGCAGTTTTTACATTTTGCAGAAATGATAATATTCTGATTAAATTCAGTGTCTTGTATTTGGATATTATTTATAAAAGGCATTAGTTCATTGTTAATATGATCCTTAGTTAATTTATTAGGAATAAAACAATCTAGACAAATATCAAAACCAGATCTATTTACAAATGTTCCTATTGTTGTTTGTGTCTCATGTCCGCATACAGGATGAATATAACGTATATTCGTAAGACTTCCATTCCAAATACCTATAACAGAAATATTGTTATGATATTCTTTTGGTATTTTATTAAGATAATAATCTAAAGGAAAAATATTTTTAATATATCTACATTTCTGACAATACTCAAAAGTAGACCTTTGAGAAAATGATCGAAAAGATATTTCTGTAATATGTCCACAACCAGGATGTTTAAATTTAATTAATGAATTTGTTTTTTGTGGTTTTATAAGAAAACAATTATGATATTGTTCTGGAATTTTAATCAAATAATCTAATATAGTTCTATTTACACAATTTGAACATCGTTCAAATTGTCGTCTTTGTAAAAAACCACTAATAGTTGAATTGGATATATGACCACAAAATGGATTTTTATATTCAATTCTGGTTTTCATACCACAAATATTAAAATCATCAAGATACACAATATTATCTTGATATTGAAGTGGTATAGGGTTTTTTATTTTTTTTATACAACAACTACAATATTCAAACTGTTTTCTACTAAAGAATAAATTTAATGTTGTTGTGTATCGATGACCACATTTAGGATGAGTATATTCTATAATACTTGATGATTTTATTGGCAAATCAACTTTAATATAATTTTTATATTTGTTTACTAATTCAATAATATTTATTAGTTTTTTTGACATACAATTAACCTACTACTATCGATAAATCATTTTTAATAATTTCACAAAGAGATAACATTTCTCCTGTTTCTTTAACTCTAAATTTATGATCAGTAGAACACCGCGCTTTTTCTCCAGTATCTAATTCAATTTCTACCACATTTAATTCTCCATGATCATGATTAGCTAATACTTCAATAAAAACATCTTTACCAGTAAACTCATCTCTTGATCTAACAAATTCACCAGGCAAAACATCTTTAACAGCTTTGGAAATAACAAATTTGCCATCAAATGTGTATATGTCAACAGTTTCTAAAAAGTGTAGGGATTTGTTGAAACCATATCCTTGGAAACCATTTATAGTTTCGTCCCATATTTTTATAGCTATTTCTTCTTCTATATTATTCTTAACTGAATCATTAATAAATTCAGCACGCCATTGAGCAACAAGCTCTGGATGCTTTCCTTTTTCTTTAGTTAATTTTCTCAACTTATCAGCAGAGTGTAGGTTCCAGCCCCCAATATCCAATGCCAAATACATTAAACTTTCTTCAAACAGCCCAAATCCATATGTACCACCAAAAGCTCTTTCTAAAGAAGGATGTATTAAAGTCATCTCTTCTTCACCATTCCTAACCTTTAATAAATCAGGAATAATATCTTTTGCAGCAGGTCTTACTAACGCTGAAATTAAAGATATATCTTCTAAGTTTTTTGGTTTTATTTTTTTACATACATGAACAGCTGTTGATTCTAATTGGAAAACACCAAATGTATTTCCTTTACTTATTAAATCATATACTTCAGGATCATTAAATTTTTCTTTCAAATCTTTTTCATATGCTTTTCCTTGGTCTTCTATTAATTTATAGGTATCACTTATAATATCAAGTGTTTCTAACCCTAGCAAATCAATTTTAATTAATCCTTGTTCTTCTGCAGTAATTTTATCAGCTTCAAGTACAAGAGCTCCTGTAGGATCTCTTCTAAGAGGAACTAATCCGGTAAGTGGTTTTTTAGAAATAATAATACCACCAGCATGAGTGCTCCATGCTCGTGGCATTCCGCAAAGATTAGCATACTCAATTAATTCAGGATATTGTTTAGCATATTCAGCAAATAAAGGAGCTTCTTCTAAAGCTTGTTTAATAGAATGTATTTCACTAGGTAAAGAGTCAGCGATATTGTTACCAATTTCTACAGCGGCACTTCTACCTTCTCCACCAAATTCAAATACACGAGAAATATCTCTAGCATAAACTTTTGGAGTAATTGTATTTATATTAGATACATGACAAACATTTTCATGACCATATTTATCACATAAATAACTATATAATTTATCACGACCTGATGGTGCAATATCATTATCACAATCAGGGAAAGCATCTTTATATTTATTAAGAAACCTAGCAAAAATTAATCCATATTTTTTAGGATATGCTTGATGTATTCCATTAACATAAGCTGTTAAAGACCCTCCAACAGATCCTCTTCCAGGACCAATTATAATTCCATTTTCTCTACCCCATTTTAAAAAACCAGCAGTAATAAGCATATAACTAGAGAATTTTCGATATTCTAAAACATCAAATTCCTCTAACATCGCAGAATAACATTCCTCTCTATCTTCTTCAGGAATTTTACCTTCACTAATTTTTTGTTCTAGCCCAATTTCACTTCTATAACGATAAAACTGAGCATCCTCATCAATATTAGGGTTTACTAATTTACCAGAAGATTTCCAATTTTCAAACTGAGCTAAATCTGGTTCATCTTTATAAGGAAACTCTGGTAATTGATTTTTTTCTCCCGTTGAAACTGCAGGATCAATCCAATCTGGACTTTCACATTTATCAGCATAATAAATTGTATTAGTAAATAATGACTCTACAAAATCTTCTCCCCACATTTTCATATGTCTAGAAAAATATTCATATATAGTATCACTATCTTTAATATAAAACTCATGCTTATCATATCTTAATCTATTTCCAGAAGTAATTGGTTGACCAGATGAATCACACAGGTATACATCATGTGCTCTATGATGTTCTTGTTTAGTATAATGAGCATCAGTAGCAACAATACATCTAATATCTAAATCTTGAGCAATCTTTTTTAAAGCAATATTAATTTTTTGCTGATTTACTGGACCAGTATAAGAAGAAGCTCTATGTTGTAAATTATGCGGTTGTAATTCTAAAACAAAATCATCTTTAAAAATATTTTTGAATTTTTGTGCAGCTGTTTTGGCCTCTTGTAATTGATCAGCCATAATATATTGACCGATAATACTATTTCCACAAGCAGAAGTACAAATAATGCCTTCAGAAAATTCTTCTAATATATTCCAATCAATTCGTGGAGTTGCTCTTTTAAAGGCTAGAGTAAACTTATCAAACCCACGTTTATTAATTGTAAGTAAGTTTTTATATCCAATAGCGTTTTTCGCTAATAATACTAAATGATATAAAGTAGTATCATCATTATCACTATTATCATTTACGAAATAACATTCACATCCAGCAATAAGTTTTACGTTTGCTTTAGTTGAAAGTTTATAAAGATCCCAAATAGCTGATAAAGAACCGTGGTCAGTAACAGCAACGGCTGTTTGTCCTAATGATTTGGTTGTTTCAATTAATTCTTTTGGTGTAATTAAAGAATCACCAATAGATCCAGTAGTATGATTATGTAAACTTACGTAATTTCTCATGAAAAATTTCCTGGTTAATCAAATAGCTTTGAACTAAAGACTTGGACAATATACAATTATCTGGTAAGGACAGCACTCTCGACACAAGGTCTGTTGTTTTAGGTATATTTGATTCTATTAATATTACCAAAGAACAAGTTAATTCAAGATTGGCTTGTGTATCAATTAATCTTTCTAATAATTTTAGAAAAGATAATTGAAATTTGGTAGAGTTGTTTAAATATAAAAGCACATAGGGTAAATCCCTATGTGCTTTTATATAAGTAATTATTTTATTTAAAGAAGTATTTTCTGGAACATTATCAAAAATATAAGTAAAAAAGGAAGAAAGTTGCATTTAAGGTTTGGGAGCAGATATAATTTTGAATGTATTTTCCAGATGATCTAATAACAAACCACAATTAGCGGAACCAGAACAACGAACTTGAATTTTCATACCACCAAAAGAACCGTTAGCAATAAGACCTGATTTTTCCACATGAAAAACGCCAACTCTAGTATAAACATCATTAACTGCATAACCAGCGTCTTTGAATATTTTTAACGCTTCTTTAGAAATAGGTGCATCTAATTCAAATAAATAAGATCTGCTACCACAACAAGATTTAATCGGATGTCTCTTCATCATCAACCTCTGCATCGGAAGCTTTTTTCACAGCCTTTTTAGTATCCGATGATATTGGTTGTCCTCTAGTATTGAAAAGATAGACACAAAAATCAACCTTGGCCTTTTCAGCACCAATAGCATCTGTATAACCACCTTTAAGAGCTTTTAAATCTTCTTGTAAATCTGTTAGTTTTGCATCGTTTTTCATATCAAAACTAAAACCAGACATAGCTCTTACTGATTTAATAATATCCTTTTCTAATTCTTCTGTTTGTTTTGCCTGTGCAGCATCCCTCCAGATTTCGGATAGTTTATTCCAAGACTTTTCTGGAAAACCATCAGGTGAAGTTGATGCGCTCTTTTGTTTCTTAGGTCGTGCCATATTTTTTTATATTCCTTTTTAAATCAATCAATCAATTATAGTAGCTTGATCAGCTACCCATTGTAGAGTGAACTCGTCTTTTACTGCGTGTAATAACATACTGACTTGGTATTGTGCGTTTTTATTGCTAAATAACTGATTTGGGTCTTGTCCTTGAGAAGCTATATGATTTGCCAAGTGTTGTTTTGCTTCATTGTCATTTAGTACAGAGTCTGGCTCAACATCTCGAACAGAATCTAAAATCAAAGAAAGTGATAAATTTTGTTTTGCATTTTCAGTAATTTTAGAAAGTTCGTCGCCAGAAATTGTTTTAATATCTTTACCAGAATTTTTTACAATATTATCAATTTCAGCATCAATTAAAAACTTTGGCAATTCAAACTTATTATTTTCAATTAATTTAATAGCTGCTTGAGAACGAATTGCTGCTTTAGATTGGTTTGTAATGGAAACTCTGGAAATTTGGCGAAGTTTATCCATTATTTCTTCAATTGATTTAACACCCATTTGCTCAAAAAACGATTCGTTAATAGGATGAGGTGTTTTTCTTGTCCCCATATGAATAGTAACTGAGAAATGTGCGGTTTTACCCTTAAGATCTCCATCCTCAAATACAAAATCAAACTCTCTAGTTTCTCCAGCTTTCATACCAATAAGATAAGTGTCAAATCCAGACCACTTATTTGCACCAATTGTATACATTTCTCCTTCTACAACAGATCCTTCAAAATCTACATCTGGTGCAGGAGTTGTATCATCTAAAGTTATACCTTTTGTTGTTGCATTAAATGATAATGTTACCTGGTCTCCCATCTCGACAGAAGTATCTTCTTCATAAGGAGCCATTTCACCAACTCGTAATCGTAAATTATAAAGAGATTGTTCTGCTAATGATTCTTCATCTAATTGAGAAACTGGACGGGGAATATCAAACTTTATATTTTCAACCTTAAACTCAGGTCTTTTACATAATTCAATATCACAAGTAAACTTTTTATCTAGTTTTACATTATCAAATTTAGGCTGTCCTATTGGTTTAATATTTGTTTCAAAAACAATATCATCAATAGCACTAGAAGCTAATTCTCTAGCTACATATTGATTAATCTGTGGACGAAGTTTTGATTTAATAGCATAATCAGGTGCCTTACCCTTTCTAAACCCAGGAATTTTAACATCTCTAAGCATAGCAATAGCTTCATCTTGTTTGGTAGAAACTATTTCAGGACTTGTTTCATAATGTATTGCTATTTTACAATATTCAAGTTCGGTTGTTTTAATTATTGGATAAGTAATTTCTTCTTCAAATGTTAATTCTTTAACATCAGAAGCTATTAATTGTTCAAAATTTTGTGTTGAAAAACCTACAGCTCTGCTTTTTAGGATTGTTGTATTATCGTTTATTGTTTCTTTTTGCATATTTTTACTACTTTCCCCATTTCTTCATACCTACAAACGGTATATTTTTTTTACCTTCTATAATTCCTTTTTTGACCAAATAATCTTTTCCTGCTTTACAATGTTCCATATAATCACAATACTTACACAGAAATTGAGGGTTTGGTCTCCAGGTTTTTTCTTCTTGAATATTTAGATAGTATTTGATAAACTTCTCGGCAATTGGCATTACCTGTTCTCTAGTATATTCTTCTGTTAAATATCTAAACCCATGTTTAAGTAATACAAATGACGCTCTAACTCTATTTAGCTTAGGATCTTCTAACATTAAAGCATAAGCATATGTTAATAATTGAAAATAATCTTTAAGATATTTAGGATCTTTTGTTGTTTTATAATCAATTACATGTAATACTCCATCAGAATCTACTTGTACTCGATCAATATATCCATTCAATAAAACAGAATTAAGCTTAATGAAAAATGGTTTTTCATTAGCCAAAACATTCGGAAGACCTTCTTCTTCTAAAATTTCACAATATTCTTTAATAATATTTTTAGCATCTTTATATTGTAAACCAGTTATTTGTGATTCATATTCTGTATGAGCTATATTCCAAGCTTCTTCCATTACTACTTGCCAATATTTAGATCTATCAGGATCACAAATAAGTGCTTTATGAAAGTTTTCAAGAATTTGATGTAAGAATTTACCAAAAATATGAAAATCTTGTTCAATTCTTGGTAATTTATCTATATAACAAAATCTATACTTAGCTTTACAATCTTCAAAAGTTTTAGCTTTTGAAACTGAAAGCGTTAACTCTATATTACTCATGTCTTTTTTAGACAAAAGTGTAACTTCAATATCCATTAGTAAAATCTTTCTTAAATTAATGTACGATACTTAAATGGTATCCATTTAAATACCTTACCAGCACCTTGGCCTCTCGACCTAGAAACCATACCAGATAAATTAGCTGTTGGATTTTGTGCTGGAGAATAAGGTTCTTTAGATATAATCCATCTACAAGCCCTGTTATCATAATAATAATACGTTAACGTATTATCAGTTGGGTTAAATATAGCTTTTAAAAAACCACCAGAAGGAGATATTGCCCCTTCAGACAATAAAGCCCCATCTCTAGCTTTAGCTTGATTTTCAAGATCAAAATATGGTCTATTTATTCTAGGTATATCAGGATCAAATTGTTCTTCACTAGAATCTTGAAATATAACTAGTGCTTTTGGATTGAAAAAAGGACTTGCTGTATTAGAACTATTTTCTGTAACGTTATCATTTCTTGGTTTTGAATAAATTACTCTACCTGGTAAAGTACCAATTCCCCTGCCAGTTTCACCAATACTATTTGTTTCTGAAAATAAAACATCATATCGTGTATCTGGAGGTGTATAATAACCGGCACCAGTATTTGTTCCAGTACCATCATAACCATCAGCAGTTCTTGTTGATTGATTATTATCAACAATAACACCACCAGCATTTCCCCAAATTGGTAATTCACCCATTTCTGAAGAAGAACTACCAAATGGATATGTTGCTTTATTACAACAGTCTTGATTTAATATTACAGTATCATGAGAATTTCTTAAACCAATAACGTTTGTAGTATATTCTTGGGTAATTACAGCACTAGTATCAACACCATCAGTAGCAAAAGCTTTAATAACCACATGTGCAGAGTTAGTAGGAAGATCAATTGGACCAACCACAACAAAAGAATAAGTAGTTGGAGTTGATCCGTCTAATGTATAAAATATAGTAGCTGGGACATTAGTATCTAAAATAATATTAGATGGTATTCCAGCCAATAATTGTAAAACCGATTCTGTAATTGTAATGGTAATTGTTGCCATTTGTAGGTATTGACATACCAAAAGATGCGTTTAGGATTCTTTTTGAGCTATTTTTATAGCTAATTGCTCTTCAAGATTAGTTATTGTTGTTTTAAGTTTGAAAACCTCATCTTCAAGTTCTTTAATTTGATCTACTTGTTTTGAAAACTCAGTAAAAGAAACCCAAAAATCTACTCTATCTTTTCCTTCAAACATAATATAATCCTATTATAGGCCTAATTTATCTATAATTTTTTCTACTTTAATCGTTAAATCTTCAATTGTACCTGAATTATCAATAATTTCATTAAAACACAAATCAGAAACAGAAGACTGTTCAGATTCACTTTGGTGGGTTGCAAAACCTTCTTTTAATCCAGAGTTTGGTCTAACAACCTTTATAATTACACCACCTTCTTGTTTAATGTATTTTATCTCATTTATAAATCTCAAATCAGAAATAATAACTGCTTTGATTGGGTTATAAATATCTGATGTATAAACGCCAAGAGTTGGGCTATTATTTAAATAGCTAGATTTCAACAATAATTTGGCTTGTTTAATTCCATATCTAACAAAAACATCTTCATCTAAAAACCTAGCACCCTCGGTACCGAGATGTTGAAGACATTTTCTAGGTGTTAAATATTCTATATTTCCATTTATTTCTTTAGGATATCTAATATCTTGAACAGATCTTTGACTTGACTCACCCCACAATTGAGAATATGAAAAATACCAAAGTTCTTTAACAAATCTTTTAATAGGATCTGCTAAAGCTATTTTAACAATTCCTTTTCGTTTTAAAAAAATATCTGCTACAGTATCTTTACCCGAACCTGCTAATCCTGAAATTCCTATAATCATTGTTTAAACCTTTTATCGCTAAACCCCTAACGCTCTTTTATTGATAATTCTATATCACAATAATAATTGAATTACCAACTAGTTACTAAAGTAGCAGTAGCTCCATCTTGTTCCTCTTCGACTAAGATTGCATGAGAAAATTTATCTTTTAAATCTTTATTATGAGTAATCACAAATATTGTATAGTCTTTTTTCCATTTTTGTATAGCATCAGCAAAAGCTTCTATACCGCTTTCATCTAAATTGGCATCAACCTCATCTAATTCTAATAATTTAATTGGAATACCTATACGTTTTTGAATAACATTAGACATACCTCTTTTAAAAGAAAGAGCAATATATACATGTTGTCCATGGGAAAGCTGAGAATATTCTCTAATTACACCATTTCTACGATATATAAAATTTAATTCAGAATCAATTTGAATATCTAATTCTGGTCTAAGTTCTTTTACTGCTTTATTTGTTTCGAATTGTAAATCATCTAAAACGGTTTGAATAATAAAAGAAGGAATACTATGGAAAGAATCTACGACCATTTGTCGTATTTTTAATTCGCTTTTGGTTGTTACCAAAGAACTCTTTAATATTTCTAGTTTCCCTTGGTCTGCTTTTCTATTGGTAATTCTTTCCTCTAATCCTCCTTTCATTGAAGATAGAGATGAGGCTCTTTGATTATATAATGAATTGTTTTCTTTTAATTCATCAATTTCCTTAGAAAGGAGCAAAATTTGATTATTTAATACTGGAACAGAGGATTTTGTAGAAGACTCTCTTAAAACATCTAAATGTTTAGAGTTTTCTAAAATACTTGAAGAATTTTCTTGAATTTTCTTATTTAATTCATTCTGTTCTATAGTTAGACGATCAATTTCTTCCCGTTTTGATACTTGATCATTACGTGAAGAATTTATTTGGGTTTCTAATTTTAAAATGTCTTGTTGAAGAGTTCTTGCTATTTTTATTTCATCATCTAATCTCTTCTTTTTTCTTTGACATTTTGTTAAAGCATCTTCTAAAGAATTTAATTGATCTTGTTGAATTGCTAATTTTTGAGCAGTATCATTTTCTAAAGCATATCTATATTCTTTGGTAATTGATTGTTGACAAGCTGGACATTGATCTGTATCAGGAATTGTTTTCTTTATAAACTTTATTTGAGCAGCAATACCAGCAATTAAACCAGATCCTCTTACTTCATCTGCACAAACTTTTCTATATACCGCTTGTAATTCTTCAATATCGGTTGTTTTATTTAAAGATAATTGAGTTAGTTTTTTATTAAATTCTTGTGTATTGTTTTCTGAAGTTTTTAATTCTTTTAATTTATTAGATATAATAGTTGTAATATTTTTTAGTTTTAATTCATATCCAGAAGAAGATTCTCTTAATTTTTTTAAAGAGCTTTCTTGTTCTGATATTTTTTTATAAATATCAGAATCCTCCATAGACAATGAAGATTTTAGTTCTTCTAAGAAATTGCGTTTAATTTCAAGACTAGCATTTGTTTCTTTAATTAATTGTTCATTATCTGTAATTTTTGTTAAAATATTAGATAATTCTAACTCTGATTTATTAATATCTTCTATTGGGTTTCCGATAACAGAGATAGATCCTTCTAATCTATCAATTTCTTTTCTAAGTGGTTTTGTTTTTTTAGCTGCTAATTCTTCTAATTTGGTATAAACGCATAAATTAAGAGGTTCTTTTAAAATTTCTTTACGTTTAGCAGGTTCTTTAACAGTGGAAATACCAGTAAGATCTGCTTGTCTAAATAAAACAGAATAGGTAAATGCTTTATGAGAGATTTTAATTAAACCACGTATTTTAGCATCTGTTTCTGAAGGTGTTCTTTCAGATATAGATTCAAATTCTCCAGTTGGTAGCTTTTTATATAATCTTACGTCTGGAGACCCTGTATTTGTTCTATGACGATAAATTCTATAAATTTCATTATTTAATTCAAAATCATATTCTACAATACATTTTTTCTTACCATCCATTACTACTTTATCCAATGTAGTAGAATGTGATTCATTAAATAATACATATTCAATAGCGTTGAATAAAGTGGTTTTACCAACTCCATTAGATATTTTATCGTTTTTATAATTTTTACCAACAATAAGGACAGAAGAAAACTGAGTGCAATCAATTTCACTCAGTTTATGATTCATAAAGTTTTTAAGATATAATCTAAGTGGTCTCATTTTTTCAATTTTTCCTCATATTCTGCTCTTATTTCATGGGCGGCTGCTCTAAATAGTTCTCGTTCTTGATCATTATCAAAACTTTGTCTTGTTTCAGCCCATTTATTTATGGTTTGAGCAATTTCCATAGTATTATCAAATACATCTTCTGGGTTTATTTGAATTGTAGATAAAACCCTCGATTCGGAAAAATCAGTTAAATGGAAAATTTCTAGACGATCAAATAAATATGATTCAATTTTGTCTCTTTGAACGTTTTCTAGTTCATTACCTATTAATTTAACCTCTAATTTAACAATAGCCCCTTTAAATTCATATTTTTTTGATAATAAACACAATTCATTTATCACAAATTCTGTAGAGTCTTTTTCAACAGGTACTTCTATACTTAAAGATCTTAATGCTCGTGTTGGTAATTTTAATTCTATAAATTTATTTTCTAGAGAAGAATCTAATAAAATAGCAATTTTATCAGACTCAATTTCTGTTTTGGAAAAATCAGAACGGTCAAGGCTTCCAATATGAGCAACATACGGGGTTGTATGTTGAATTATTTGAGGATGATGAATATGACCCATAAAAACATAATCAAACCATTCAAAAATATCTGTTGGAACATATAATTCATTTAACTGATCTGCAATTTCATCTCCAACACATAAAGACCCCTCAATAGCCAAATGACCAATAGAAATTTTTGTTTTATTAGATGGAATGACACATACAGAATCTAATTCTGATTTTAGTTTTTCAATACCTGATTCTGTTGTTTTAACTTCATACATTCGTTTATCTCGAAACGGAACAAAAACTATAGTAAAATCATCTAATTCTATTCTATCTATTGTTTTATGAACAGTTGCATTAGTTAGTTCTAATTCTGATACCAAATCCAAAGCTGATACAATATATTGTCCAGAACGCATAACATCATGATTACCCATAACAATATGAACATCTATACCGAAATGTTCACATTTTTTAAGAAATTTCATAAAAATACAAATTATTGTTGGATAAGGTCTAAAATCATGATAGACATCTCCTGTAATAATTATTGTGGTAATACTTGTGTCTTGTGTACACTGATCATAAGCCCAGTCTAATAAATCAACCTGGTCTTGAATGCGAGAATTTAATTTTCCTAATTCAGCTGGTTTACCACCATTACTACGACCAATATGAAAATCCCCTAAAATTAAACATTTCATTTTTAAAAACCAACCTCTTCCAATATTTTAATCTTACTTGCTCTTATCTTATTTCCTTCATGGACTATTGCTGCTATATCATCTAAATCTATTTCTACTTTAAATAATTTCCCTATATTATAATATTCTATTGCTTTTTCTTTTATCCAAGCAGATAAACCAAAACTATTATAATTATTTATATTGTAATCTGCATGAGCTTCATATTCTTTACCGGTTTCATAATGATATTGGAAATTAAATCTAGAATATCCATCTTCCCTACATGTTTTATATGCAATTACTTTATCTCCAATAATCTCATATGATGTATTTGTTTTAATATATTCTCTTTTAAATTCTTTATCCTTATATAACCAACATGTTTCTGGAATTGTTAAATTATATTCCTTAATAAATTCTGGACTTAATTTCTGATATCTTTCTATATAATATAATTTTTTAAAAAACTCTCTTATAAATCCCTCACTAAGCTTTTGATAAATTGATATATTATTCCAATCTACTTCATTAGAAAATTCTCTAATAAATTCTTCGCTTAATTTCTGATAAATTGAAATATGATACCAATTTACTTTTTTAGAAAACTCTCTAATAAAATCTTCACTTAGTTTTTGCTGTTGCGATACACAGTCCCAATCTATTTTATCAGAAAATTCTCTAATAAATTCTTCACTTAGTTTTTGATAATATGATATAAAATACCAATTTACTTTATTAGCATTTTCTCTAATAAACACTTCGGTTAAACCAAGCTTAACCGAAATTTCATCCCAATCTTTTTGTTCATTTAACATAATATAAACCTTTCTTTGGTAAAAATATAATTACAAACAAACTTCTTGTTCATATGGAAATATTTCAGCTTCTTCTAATATTTTTATTTTACTTGCTCTTATCTTTTTTCCATCATGCACAATAGCTGCAATATCTTCCAAATCTATTTCTACTTTAAATAATTTTCCTTTATTATAATATTGTAATGCTCCGTCTTTTGTCCATGCAGATAATCCAAAGCTATTTTCAATATCTATATTATAATCTGCATGACATTCATATTCTCCACCAACTTCATAATGATATTGGAAATTATAACATGAATACCCATCAGATCTACAACTTTTATATGCTATTACATTATCTCCAACAATCTCATATTCTGTATTTGCTTTAATATATTTTCTCTTATATTCTTTATCTTTATATAACCAATTTGTTTCAGGAGTGTGTATGTTAATATTATATTTTTTGATAAGATCTTTTCCTAGTTTTTGATATTTAAATATATTATATCTATTTACTTTATCATGGTTTTCTATAATAAATTCTTCACTTAATTTTTGGTATTTTGATATATTTATCCAATTTACTTTATTAGAAAAGTCTCTAATAAACCCTTCACTTAATTTTTGATATTTTTCTATTAAATCCCAATATATTTTATTAGAAAACTCTCTAATAAATCCTTCACTTAGCTTTTGATAAATTGATATATACCACCAATCTACTTTATCAGAAAATTCTCTAATAAATCCTTCACTAAGTTTTTGATATTCTGATATATTATACCAAGTTATTTTATCAGAATTCTCCCTAATAAATTCTTCACTTAATCCAGGTGTTCTTGATATTTCATCCCATTCGTCTTCTTTTAACATAACACAAATCTTTCTTTGGTAAAAATATATTTTCAATTAAAATAAAATAATATCCTGATTATTAAGTAGGTTTTTTGCTTTATTTATTATAAATTCAAGATCTTGAGGTTGAATCTTTTTATTTTGTACTTTAGACATTAAATAAAAATCTAACCACCATATCACTTTTTCTATTTTTTGTAATTCTTTAGGGTTATTTTTATTTTTTTGTATTAGTATTTGTAAATACTTTGACCCATCTAAAAGAATATTTGTTAAATCATCTTGATAATCTTTAAAATCATCTGATGTAATATCATTACCACCATATTGAGATAATATTCTCTCAGCTACAACACCCCTCGGGATCTGTTCATATTCAGCTATGAATTCAACAGCTCTACCGGCTTTTCCACACCCAAAACATGAAAAATAATCTCTTGCAAAATGATATCCAAAAGATGGAGTTCTCTCTTTTGCCCCTTTATGTGATGCTAAAGGGCAAACAATATTATTACTCCATATTGGACGTTGATAGTTTTGCTCTATCTTAAATCCATAATGACGTAAAATATCAAGTAGCTTTACCCTATTATTTGCTATCTTTATTAAGGAAAATTTTTCAGAATTATCTTCAGTGTTTCCACTTTCGCCTGAACTATCGCTTCCGGAATTGGGTTTTGTGCTATGTGAAACTCTGTGCATAATCCTTTATAAGCTGCTAACTTATCTTTCTCTATAGTTATCATCTGAATTATTGTGTCTTTAAGAGATTCGTTCGCCATGTGCCAACTCGATTATTTTGATTTAATCAAATCCTTTTTAATTTGTGACAATTCATACTCTAGATTATTAATCTGATCTCTATATATTAATACTATTTTGGTTAAAACACTAATTGCAATAGTAGACCCTTGATCATTATTTTCTTCAGTTTCATCATTATTTAAATCTATTACTAACTGTACTAATTCCTGTCTAATCTCTCTTTCAACATCCTTAGCAATTGGTCCCTTATTAACCTCTAATGTCTTATCTTTAACAATTTGCATGAACTTAGATACAACACCTAATGATTTTTGCTGCTTTCCATCAATGTGCTCTATCGTTTTATCAGCTTGTTGTTCAAATCTTTTTTTATATTCTTCTTTTTCAAGCTTTTCTTGTTCAGCTTTCTCAAATCCTTTATTGCGTAATTTTACACCTTTAGTTGCTACTACCTGTTTCTCATTGGGGTTTATAATAGACATATTACTCTTCTATTTCTACAACGTTTCTTAATTCACCAGCAACTAAAGGTTCATATGGTCCAATTATATTTCCACCAATCTTGTGTTTAATTTCAACAATTAAATCATTCGCATGGGCTTCAATAATACTATCAATATCTTGAGCGTTTGCTGTTTTACCAAAATAATCTTGAACCCTAACAGCTGCAGTCCAAAGAAGCTTTTCCATATCACTTTTTAAACTTGCATGGGAATAAACATATTCATCATGATCTGGACGGGTAGATGATGTTTTTACCAAATAATTAAGGTTATTTGATATTTTCTCTAATCCTTGGAAATTAGCCTCATCAACTTGTGCCATTAATTTTTTCTTTAATATATTTGAAATTGTACGCATTTTATTCTCCGAAAGGATTTCCTGCTAAAAATTCGCTTGATTGCATTCCACCAGAATTATATGTTCCCCTGTCTTTTGGAGATATATATGTCTGTCTTGGTCCATTTTGATTAAATATTGGTTCTAGAAGCTTTTTAGAACTATCTACCTTTCCTGTAGATATATCTCTTAATATTTGAAATAATCGCTTCCTACGATTTAATCGCTCGTTTCTTTCAATATTCTGCTTAGCTTTACCAATATCAACCATAATACAATACTTAATTATTACGCCACCCCAATTGATGATGCAAAACTCTCCATTTGTTTTTGGATAATCTTAGGATCTTTGAATATTTCTTCAGCTTTCCTAAACGCAATCGTATATTCACTAGAAGCATATTCTACTTCTTGCTGAATTTGAATGGTTAAACCACTTGGTCCTAAATGTGATAATTTATTTTGTAAAATATCTAAAGCCAAATAATTTGAAAAAACATCAAAAATAATTGGATGGATTAAATTAAAATTGTTCAAAATCTTCTGCCGCGAATATTGGTAAGGTTTAATAATGGTTCTTTGGAATTTTTAATAAATATAGGAGTATCAACCTGAGTTTTATCAACAAATTCTTCGGCTGTAAGTATAATTTGAGAATATATACCACAGTTTTTATGCATTTGGATAAAACGCTCGATTAAATGATATTCGTGATCTGTCCAAATAGGTTTAATTTTTTGATTAAACTTATCCTGAATATGATAAACTAAGTGAATTATAGCATTTTGATTGATAATTGGACGATCAAATAACTTTATAGAGTCTAGATAATCCATTAATTTTTCAAAATTAACTAATGATTCACTTAGTTGTAATATTCGGTTTTCAATAGACGGACAAAGAATAAACCCATTTTCTTTTCTCCCATAACAACCTAGCGTTAAATATGCATGTTCTTCCACGAATGCTCGTTATTTTCTGTTATTTTTTCTACTTTCCACTTTGCTATATATCCCATATATTTTATATCTTCTTTATTTATACATTTACTTATTCTTTCTCCATTCTGCATATTATGGATTGATAATTTACCATTCATATTTCCACCAATATAACTATATATTTCTTTCTTTTTATATTTTGCTATTACTACTGTTCCCTTTGGTATTCCAAGAGATACTGTTCCTCCATATCTTTTCCTTTTCCCTCCCTTAGCAAACTGTAACATGTGTAATTGTCTTCTATGCAATTCAATTTGTTGAAAATAATACATATCAATATTTTCAGGATATGTTTGAATATTAAAAGGGAAATTAGCCAAAACCCAACTATCAACATTATGCGCAGAAAATATTTTATCTAATTTCTTAGTTGTTTTTACTAAACCTAATTCTGTTCTTTTGTTAAATGTTTCCCATCCTTCTTTCAAAATAAGATTTCCATATGTTTTTAATATATTATAGAAATATTTCTTTCCTACTTCTAATGGTGAAAAATTCTTATTCCAATTTTTCTTTCCTTTTAAAGTTTTTGCCTTTATATCTTCTACAACATATATCGATATTGGATATATTTTCTTTAATATATTTATCAACCTTAACTTGGAATTCCATCTCGCCCTTGTTGATGGTGGAATAAAGTTTTTATTCCTTTTTCTATTTAATTTATTCTTTCTACAAGGAGTTTTTTTAAATCTTCTTGCCCTTCTCATATTTTTTCTAACTTCAAGAGATTCTTTTACTCCTGTTCTAGCATCTGCTAAAACATTAATAAAAGTTTTATTCTTGGATTTTACCGTTATCGCTTCTCTCTTAGATCCAGAATCTATTCCACATGATATCTCTTGAATATTTCCTATATCTCTTTCTAGTAATTTAATATAGAAAATACCATATCTCCACTGCTTTTTCGCTTTATATTTTCTCATTAATTCTTTTGCTCTCCTTGGAGAGCAAGGCATTAATGGAACTCCAGTACAAGAAATTACTGGAACATATATTTTCGTAACAAATTTGGAAGTTACCTTCCAGTCCAAATTACCTTTCGATAATTTGGATAATTGCTCTCTTCGAGACTGATCATCATAGGGATTTCCAACTAGAGAAACATTAGAAATATATTTTTCCTTGCCACAGGAAGATGATTCAGTTTCCTTAATCTTCCTACTCTTACGAGCAGGAAGACCGGATACTCTAGTCATTGATTTAACTTGTTTATGTACTAAATTTGGCATTAAATGACTCTAACAAGCCTCGATCAAGATGAAAACTTGATGGGGGTTATGACAGCATCCTAGCATTAAATATGCATGTTCTTCCACGAATTGTCATGCTTAATTTTTTGGAATAATTTTAATTACTGTATATTTATCTACTTGGGTAATAGAAAATCGTTCTGATTTACCAAGTCGAACAGAATATAAAGCTTGTTCAAGAGCGGGTAGAACGGCACCTGTTTTTAATTGTAAAAATATTGCACCTGGTTCTGCTTGTTCTAATTTCTCTTCTCGTTGTACCCATTGACTAATTAATTGATTTGGTAATCCAAAAATATCAATTGGTGCATCCTTAATCTTATTCCAAAGTTTAGTAGATGCCGTTTCAGTTATTGTTGTATCTTCTTTCATTTTTATTTTCCCTTTCTCAAAATCTATATATCAAGCGTCTCTTAAAACTTTTCTTAAAGCATCAATTTTAAAAGATCCTAGAATTCTTGTAATTTCATTACCATCTTTAAACAAAATTACAGTAGGAATGCTACTAATTTTATATTTCTTAGCCATAACAGGATTATCATCTACATCCATTTCATGAAATTGAATATCTGGAAATTCTGTAGATACTTTTTGTATTGTGGTTTTAATTTTTTTTGAAACTTTGCACCACGTTGCTACAAATGCTACTAAACTAATTCCGTTACTAATATTCAAATCAATGTTAAGGTCCATTTATTTTTCCTATGTTTTATTTAAAGTTTGTTTTTACCAAAAAAGTTATTTTTTAGTATTAACGTTTTGCAGATTGCTTTTTAGCTGCTCAATAAACTCAAGCGATAATTCTTCTGTTTTCTTTATTAAATCTTCCTCCGTTACCAACTTTTTTTCTACCATTAGTTTTTCTAATGTATATACTCTTAATAACAACGTTGTAATTATTGTACTTTGTTTACCAAATACTGTATGAATCTCTTCATTTTGCATATTTAAATCTCCCTCAAATCTCAAAAAATGCCTATATATCAAATAGATAGGGGTTTTGGTATAGCTAAATCAGGTAATAATACCTGGTTTAAATGATCTAATTCATGTTGTACTACTACAGCCGCAAAATCAGTTATAATAAATTTATAAGGCTTAACCAAATTATTATCAACTACAATCTCTCTATATCTATTCGTTTGAATAAATAGATTAGGAAAACTGAGACAACCCTCACCATCAAAGATAAAAGGATGATATTTCTCTATAATTTTAGCATTAACCAAATTAAGTTTAAAATCACCAATTCTTACAATTGCTAAGGATTTAGGTATTCCAATTTGAGGACAAGCCAAACCAACTCCAGGAAACCCTAAATCTTTAGAATTTAAAAGTTCTTCCTCTAGTTTTTTTATTAAATCATCTACTTCTTCTGGTAAAACCAATTCACAAACCGGTTTTAATAAAGATATATTTGTAATAATCATGGGTTTTAAACACTAATTTCTTCTAATATTTTAATTTTAGAAGCTCTTGTCTTATTACCTTCATGAACAATAGCGGCAATATCTTCCAAATCTATTTCTACTTTAAATAGTTTTCCATTATTACAGTATGATAATGCTCCATCTTTTGTCCACGCCGATAAACCAAAACCATTTTCATCTATATTATAATCTGCATGAGCTTCATATTCTTTTCCTACTTCATAATAATATTGGAAATTATATTTAGAATATCCATCTGATCTACATGTTTTATAAGCAATTACTTTATCTCCAATTATCTCATATTCTGTGTTTTTATTAATATATTCTCTCTTATATTCTTTATCTTTATAAAACCAATTTGTTTCTGGAATTATTAAATTATATTCTTTAATAAATTCTGGACTTAACTTTTGAAATTTTACTATATTATTCAAATATATTTTATCAGAATATTCTCTAATAAATCCTTCACTTAGTTTTTGATATATTGATATATATTCCCAATTTACTTTATCAAAAAACTCTCTAATAAATGTTTCACTAAGCTTTTGATAACACGATATATAATCCCAGTTTACTTTATTAGCATTCTCTCTAATAAATTCTTCACTTAGTTTTTGAAATCTGGATATACAAATCCAACATGCTTTATCAGAATTTTCTCTAATAAATTCTTCGCTTAATCCTGGTGTATATGATATTTTGTCCCAATCTTTTCCTTCGTTTAACATAATATAAATCTTTCTTTGGTAAAAGTATAATAATATTTAAAAACTAATCTCTTATAATATTTTAATTTTACTTGCCCTAATTTTTTTATCTATAAGCGTTATACAGGCAATATCATCTAAATCAATTTCTACTTTAAGTAATTTTCCTTTAGAATAACAAGCTAATGCACCTACTTTTGTCCACGCAGATAATCCAAAACTATCCTCGTATTCTGTATCGGAATTTGCATGACATTCATATTCTCCACCAACCTCATAATGATATTGAAAATTATATAAAGAATATCCATCTGATCGACAACTCTTATATGCTATTACTTTATCTCCAATAATATCATATTCTGTATTGTTTTTAATATATTCTCGTTTAAATTCTTTATCCTTATATAACCAAAAATTTTCTGATATCTCTAAATTATATTCTTTAATATATTCTGGACTTAATTTTTGATACCAAGATATATAATCAAAATTTAATTGTTTTAAATTTTCTCTTATAAATTTTTCACTTAATTTTTGACATACAGATATACAAGCCCAATCTACTTTATAGGAAAATTCCTTAATAAAACCTTCACTAAGTTTTTGATAAACCGATATATTATACCAATCTACTTTATCAGAAAATTCCTTAATAAAACCTTCACTAAGTTTTTGATATTTTGATATTAGTTTCCAATCTACTTTATCAGAAAATTCTCTAATAAATTCTTCACTAAGCTTTTGACCTTCTGATATATAATACCATTTTACTTTATTAACATTATCTTTAATTAATGACTCACTAAGTATTTGGTGAATTGATATATCTCTCCAAGATACCTTTTCTGAAAATTCTCTTATAAAATCCTCACTAAGTTTTTGGGATATTGAAATATATTGCCAATCTACTTTATCAGAAAATTCCCTAATAAAATCTTCACTTAATTTTTGAAAACTTGATGTTAGTCCCCAATCTAATTTATCAGCGTTTTCTCTTATAAATTCTTCACTTAATCCAAATGTGTGGGATATTTCATCCCAATCTTTTTCTTCATTTAACATAATATAAATCTTTCTTTGGTAAACATAATTATTAAGAACAACCTAATAATTTTCCATTAATTTTTCTCTGAACAGAATATATTTCAGATATTAAACCAGGCCACTTAAGATTAAGTTCATTTATACATCTTTGTAAACCAATAATTACTTTAACAGATCCAATATATTGAATCCCAGCTTCAACTTCTTCATACATTGTATTATGTATCTCCCCCAACGTTCTAAGAGCTATCCCCAATGCCTCTTGTCTCGTTTCTATATCATTAAAAAATGACCTGTCTACTGAATATACTCCATCTTCTTCCTTAATAAAAAACTTTTTCTTCGACATGTTAAAATATCTTTCCACCATGCTTAAAATCACGTGTTTTATTATATTCTAGCTTTAAATTTATTGCATATTCAAAATTAATACCATGATTAGATACAATAAGATTAATATAATATAAAACTATTGCAAGATGATGATATCTTTCTATTAAAGATGTATCCTCCCATGATTTAGATAAATATAAACTGATAATCGCTAATAATTTCGTAAAAGAATAATTAACACATGTTGTTGGTAAAATTTTATTTACATCATTTAAAATAATGTGTATTTCATTAAAATCAACATTTTGATAAGCAAAATATTCACAAATCCAAAGATATACATCAGCTAATTCTGTTGGTATTCCACAAGGCTTGTTAGTATTTTCTTTGTTTTGCTCAAATACAATGTTTTTAGTATTAGCTTCTTCAAACCAAATTTCATTAAGTTTATGCCCTCTACGATAATCTTCAACAATTTCCGAAACTTCTGCTTGTATTAATAATACAACAAGATCATAATCTTTTTCAGCATCCCAAAACCCTTTGCTTTTAGAGTTTTTAAATGAAATTCTACCCAAATTATTTAAACTTTCCATTTTAAAATCTTTTATTCCCGTGTTTAAACTCACGTGTTTTATTATACTCCATTTTCTGTTTAATTATATATTGCAAATCTATTTCATTAACAACAGCTATATGAAACACATAATATATAGCTATAGCAAGAAAATTACAAATCTCAAAATGATTTTTGGATTCATATGATTTTGAAATAGCCCAACTAATTTTAGCTAAACACTCTTCAAAATTATCAGTATTAGGTTTTAAACAAAAAATAATATTTTCTATAATTCCATCAAGATCTGCCTCTTGATAACCATCAACCTTTCTCCAATACGAACACTGTTCGCAAATACGAATTACAATATCTGCCAATTCTGAAGGTATACCACAAAGCTTATCCGTGCTTACAATATCTGATGAATTATGAGGAAGTTTTGCTATTGTTTCTATATAACAATCTAATACTTTCCTCTCGTACCAATATTCTCTAATTCCATGATTTTTTCTATAATCTTCTAATGCTTCTGATACTTCTGACTGAAATAACAACATTATTGTGCTATAATTGATTTCTGCTTCTCTAAACCCATGGGCTAGAGATATTTCATAAGCCTGATCTCCTAAAATATTTAGATTCAACATTTATTTTTCTTTCTTAATTTCTTTTAAAGTTAAAGAATCGATATCGATTTCTTTATTTTGTTTTTTAATTTCAAGATTATCTGTTTCAAACTCAAAATCTTCCCAATAGAGATATTTAAATTTATTATTTTCGTACATAGTTTTTACCAAAAAATTAATTAGTGTAGCATTTTGCTTTGTTCTATTTGATTTCTTAAATCAATATCTATTGACATTAAACAATTATCTAATTTTTGTAACAATTTAATGTCTTTTTGATTTTCAGTATCAACATCTATTGATAAGAAACCATGTGTTTGAGTAATTGATTTAATCTTTTCTGGTAAATCCATCTTTTCTAAAAAAGAATCAATTTTACAAATCCAGGCTTCAGGAATGTTACTAAATCTAATGTGTTTATATTTATTTGGTAAAAAGTCATCATCATCACAATTAAAGTTATGTCTGTCATAAAATTCCTTACTAAATTGATTTATAGTAATCATGCTACACTTGCCTTTACAAAAGCTTCTTTTAATGCTAAAAGAGTAGGCTCTTTCCAATTAGGATTCCTTAATATTCCAGATGGATGGAAACATGGCATTACAAGTGTGTTTTTACCAATAATATTTGTGGTTTCCCATTTACCACATCGTTTTACTATTCCTCCATCAATTCCTGTTATTGCCCCTAAAGCACTGTTCCCTAGCGCAATGATTATATCAGGATTTAATATTTCTAACTGTTCAACTAAAAAATGCCTACATTCTTGGCTTTCTTTAGGCAACGGTTTTCTATTTTCTGGAGGTCTACAACATACCGTATTTAATATATATATTTTATCTCTACTTAAACCAACCATTTCTAATAAACCATCTAACAATTTCCCAGCTCTACCTACAAATGGCAAACCACATTCAGCCTCTGTTGCTCCTGGAGCCTCGCCAAGAGCAACAATTTTAGCTGTTTCTAATCCAGTTCCTGGAACATGTTTCCCTGGTGTATTACACAACTCACATTTTGTACAAACATTGATATTATTTGCTATAATTTCTAGTCGTTGTTTATTTGTTTCAGACATATTTTAATAATTCTTTCCTGTTAAGAGCCAACTATCGAATATCATTTGAAATGAGCAAGGAAACCCCTGTCTGCGTAGCAGGCATGGAAGAATTGCTCTACTCCTTTTTGTTATCATTTTATTTTTTCTGTTTTCCATTTTTCTATCCATCCTTTATATAACTCAACATTATCCTTATCTATACTTTGACAAATTCTTTTTCCTGTTTCTAAATTATGTATAGATAATTTCCCCTCCATATTTCCACCAACATAAGCATATATTTCTTTCTTTTTATATTTTACTTTTATTACTGTTCCCTTAGGTATTCCAAGAGATACTGTCCCTCCATATCTCTTTCTTTTTCCTCTTTTAGAAAACTGCAACATATGTAATTGTCTTCTGTGTAACTCAATTTGTTGGAAATAATACATATCAATATTTTCAGGATATATTTGAATATTAAATGGGAAATTTGCTAAAACCCAACTATCAACATTATGTGCGGAAAATATTTTATCTAATTTTTTATTAGTTTTCACCAAATTTAAAGATTTTCTTTTTTCAGATGTTTCCCAACCTTCTTTTAGAACAAGACTTCCATATGTTTTAATAATATTATAGAAATATGTTTTCCCAACTTCTAATGGAGAAAAATTCTTATTCCAATTTCTTTTACCTTTTAATGTTTTAGCTTTTATATCTTCAACAACATATATCGATATTGGATATATCTTCTTTAATATATTTATCAACCTTAACTTAGAATTCCATCTTGCTCTTGTTGACGGAGGAATAAAATTTACATTTCTTTTTCTATTATATTTATTCTTTCTACAAGGAGTTTTCCTAAACCTCCTTGATCTTCTCATGTTTCTTCTAATTTCAATAGATTCTTTTACTCCTATTCTAGCATCAGCTAAAATATTAATAAATGTTTTATTCTTTGATTTTACAGTTATCGCTTCTCTTTTAGATCCTGAATCAATTCCACAAGAAATATCTTGAATGTTTCCTATATTTCTTTTAATTAGTTTAAGATAACAAATAGAATTAGCAAATTGTTTTTTAGCTTTATTTTGTTTAAGTAATTGTCTTGCTCTAGCAGGATGACAAGGCATAAGAGGATTCTCATTATTAGAAATAATGGAAATCCAATGGTTGGAAGTTACCTTCCTCACGGATTGCTCCGGTAATTGCTCTCTTCGAGACTGATCATCATAGGGATTTCCAACTAGAGAAGTATCAGAAATATATTTTTCTCTGCCACGAGAAGATGATTCAGTTTCCTGTATCTTCCTACTCTTACGAGTAGGAAGACCGGGTACTCTAGTCATTAATTTAACTTGTTTATGTACTAAATTTGGCATTAAACGACTCTAACAAGCCCCTTTCCAAGCTGGAGGCTTGATGGGGTTATAACAGCAGAAAAACAGTGAGAACGCAACTGGAAACTTTACAAAACATCAAGGAAATTAAGAATTTTACAAAATAATAAAAAATTAAAACTTTAACAAACTTACCAATAACGTGATTGAACGATATCTTTTTCAGCAACAGTTCTTTTATCTTTTAATATATAAATAAACTGTTTATCTGGATAATAAGTGTTAGAACTTACATATGGAAGAAACCCAAATTCAATTTTAACTATTTTAGACGGATCTAAATACCGTTTATAATAATCCCGATCAATATATGTTTTTGTACCAACAATATCTCCGATGTTGTATTTTGGAGTTTTTATTAACAATCCTTTACAAAATATCAAGTGAACAAAGAACATTAACAGCATCACCCGTTGGTATTTTTGAAGCTCGTTTGTTAACCGCTTCAATACCATCTGCTATTGCCGCAAACCCATCAATGATAGATTCATTTGCAAATTCTTCGGGCAAATTTAAAGGCTTATTTGTGGTTAAAACACCACAAATAACATAACGATAAATTTCTTTAGGTCCATCTGATGGTAATTGACGCGGCCATAAAACACCACGAAAATGTTCATTTCTCATTTGGTAAGTCTCCAACAATTTTATTAGATAGTTTTTGATATAATGCACTAAACCTATTAACAATCCAGATAACTAAATTTCCAACAAAATCATTTAATAAAGTTCCAATTAGTGAAGGAATCCAAAATATAACCCAAGCAACTATATCTCCTTTATAATCGATAAAGGAGGGAGATTTTGACATCCTTGTTTTATTTTTATAAATTATATCATTTAAAAACCCAAACTCAGAAACCTTTGTTGTAAAATGTGTCAAAGGTGCTTTCCCGATTACTGCAAGTCTTTCATTTTCTCTGTTTAGTTCATAATCTTCGTGTTTATAAAATTGTTTAAGTTTATCTTCGCGACATTGTTTAAACTTATATAAAAAAGAAACCCATTTAATAAATGACCATATAAGCCCTAAAGATAAATAAATTACAAATGTTAAAACTATAGTATTTGGATTATCTTTAATATAATTATATATATTAATTTTCATTAAAAACTGTATAAATACCAAACTTCCAACACATACAAATGTTGACCATCCGTAAAATTCCATTTGCACAATTGTTACAAGTGCAACAAATAATAAAAGTGAAACAACAAATATCCAAGGGGAAAGTCCAAATAAAAACATATATTTCTTTCTTTTTTAATTATAAAACTAATTATTTTTCTATAACCTTTTTCCAATATTTTCTTTTTTTAATAGAACCATCATAAGGATAATTTGGAGAATTTATTTCTACTACTACGTTACCTGTATAACTATCTTTATCCTTATAAATACACTTATCTGTATTTATACACAGGCCTTGTGAGATTTCCATATCTTCTTTTTGTAAATAATCCTCCATGGTATCAGTTATATATTTGTTTAACATAATATTTTAACAAAAGCTTTAGAAAGCGTTATTGGTGATGTGCAAAATTTTAATTTTTCATTCTTTTGCGATCTTTTAATAATTGAACTAAAAATTCCTTCAGGTGTTGGTACTACAACAACATAATTTATACCAGCATTTTGATAATTTACAAATGGTGAACAAGGGTTTTTTACTTCACAAAACCAGTTTAATATATAAAAGCTTTGAATTTGATAATTTGAATCAAATGATATTTGATCACAAATCTCTTCTGTTCTAATATAAGAACATTCTACCGAATTATTAGAACAACTATTGTTGGTTTGTAAATATATAAGTAATTGTATTACAGATATTTTATTTTGTTCCAGATGCTCCAAACCCAGCTTCGTTACGTAATGTTTCATATGATTCCTTATATTCATCTAATTCTTGATTGGAAATTTGTTCAATTTTCATTGTCATACGTTTAACAGGAATTAATTGCCCAACCCTTTCTCCCTTTTCAATTACCATTTGTTGAGTTAAATAATCTTTAATATCATTTCCAACTTCATGATAACTAGGAAGCCATTGTGCCGCTAACATAATTTGACCAAAATAATCTTCATCAATCTTGCCATATAATGTATGGATTTGTTTCTTAGCGAATGTTGAAGATCTGCAAGCTAAATCTAACCACCATCCTTGAGGTGCTATACACCTAATACCTAAAGGTATTAATGTTGTTATTGTTGGTTGTAATATGATTGTTTCTGCGGCCCTTACATCCCATCCAGTTGCTTTTTCACTGGATTGTGTTGGTAAGAAACTATCATCTAATCCTTCTTTTACCGCAAATCGATAAACAGGAGGACAAATTTCGTAATACTCAAAAGTTTTATAAATCATTTTGTTTTCTTTCTTTTTCCAAACCTTTTATCTTACAGAGTTCAAAACACAATCTCGACACAAACATTATTCAGAATAACCATCTGTTAATCTTTCTACAATACCATTATTTAATTCCAAATCAGCTAATATGGCTTGTATAACCATATCCTTCTCAGCTGTTTGTAATAATTTTCTTACTGTAAAATCTTTGATACATTCTTCTTTTGTTACCGCTATAATTGTTTCTGCAATTTTTCTATATTCTTCAAATTGTGCTAATGTATTTTTACCCTTACCTTTTAACTTATGAAAATTTTGATGGTGGTAAGTACACAGTGTCGTACCATTACTTACATCGTATCGTTCACTTGGATGATCTGCCCAAGAGTTTAGGTGGTGAGAATTAAGAGCAACGCCTTTTCTACCACAAATAGTACAAGTATAATGGTCTCGTTTTTTTACTTCCTGGGCCCAACGAACATACCCATAATCATCTTTACGATCAAAATATTCAGCCAAAACCTATTCTCCGATTAAAGCTTTTATTAATAATAATCTTCTTTCAGGATCTTTATCAGATTTTGCAATATTTACAATATCATTTAAAATTTCAGCGGCATCTTTAAAAGAATCATCTACTGATTTATCTGAACAAGATTTACAAATCTCTATAGGGGATGTAAAACCTGCTAATTTTACAGTTTTTAGATCAGTTTCTACATATTCGCTTCCGCAAGCTTGACAATTTACTGTTTTAGGAAACCCTATATCTCTTGATCTAAACATTATATACCGCCAATTCTTCTTAAATGCGTGAATAATACTCTATTTCTTTAGTAAAACTACATTTTTCTACTTTGGTTTGTAATTCCAGGGAAATAAATAGACCAAGATGGATGAGTTTCCCCCATAGTAATATATTCCAAAGTTAATTTATCATATGGAGATGTAGGTTTATTAAGCAATTTTAAACCAGCCTCTTCTGGAGTTTTATTACCCTTCTCTAAATTAATTTTTCTAGATGCAGTTACACAGTTTTCCCAAGTACTCTTACCACCCCTGGATTTAGGAATAATATGGTCTACTGTTAATTGGTCCGGTAATAATGCTACTCCTGTATATTGGCAAATATATAAATCTCTTCTAAATATACCTTTTAATGTAAAACGATGTGGTAATATCTTTTTACGTACATATTCTTTAAGTACAACTATAGCTGGTAATTTAGAGTTTTTATAAAATGTTATATTTGGCCACTCTGCTAAAACTTCTACCTTATCTTTAGATATAAGTTTAGCGGTTTTTTTCATTGTTATAAACTCAATAGGTTTATAATCTCTATCCAATTTTAATGTTTTCATTTTTTAATCTTTCTATAGAATCTCTAATATCTTCTCCAATAGTACTTGGAGATTCTAAACCTACACAAGTCCATCCATTTTTAGATCTTCTAGCAAATAATTCAATTTTATTATGTTCTTTACCAGGAAACATTTTTTCTAACATATCTTGTAAAATATCAGGTTTAACAGAATGTTTTGTTGAAGGAAAAAAATGTACAGACCTTTGAGATTTATTTTCTAAATGATTATATATTTTACCACGAACTCCAACTAATGCTAATTCGTGTGTTTGGCGAAATAACCTACCCATTCCGAATGATAACACACTTCCCAAATCAAAACTAGTTGAACTTAGTGTTTTTGCAGTAATTTTTTCATTTAGAAAATTAGAAAATATCTTTTTAATATTTGATATTAGCGAAAATAAGACATTTTTTTTAACTTTAACCCAAATATGGGTTTGTTTAAATGAAAAACCCCAGCTTTTCATTACTTCCAAGCCTTCTTCTAATAATGATGAAGGACACCAAAGTAAAAGAATTGAATCATCTTCAGCAATATCTTTTACAGGAAGGTTTTTTAAATCTGTTATTGTTAATGTATTATAAACAGAAGACGCTCCTCTTTTTACATTTGACATTAAAAGAGGATCTGAAAATTTCCAAGGACAATCTGCAACCAATACTCTATATTTCATGTTGTTTTCCTATTTTTTAATAGTGCTTCAGCTATTTTATACATACGTTCATCAGATCCATTAGATCTAAAAACATTAACTTGATTTAATACAAATCTAATATTATCTTTAGTATAACCACTTGCATGATCTATTCTATCCATAGAGATTGAATCTAAATGAAAACCTTGATATTTTTCATCTATACTAGTTTTAATAGATCTCATGGGAAGATTTGTTAATTCACATTTCCAACCAATTTTATTTAATCGATCTAAAACAAAATCCTTAGTAAGATCAAATTTTAAATTATTTTTTAAACAAACACTTTTTTTTCTTCTAACAATCTCACTAGCAATACCTAGTGGTGTCATTGTTCTATAATGATCAACATCTTTGTTTTCACATTGTCTGCAAACTGAATTTAGCCAATTGCTTTTATTATTTTTTTGATTTTTTATATTTTTTCTATTCCTAAACTCACAAATATTTTTCATTTCAGAACATGAATTACATCGTTTTTCATATCCATCTTCAGAAAGTTCACATTTTTTTTTTGTTTTGAATACCCAGAGCAAATGTGACACCACTTCCAGATAAAGTTCTATCACTTATTGTTGCCATCCATTCATGACCTAAATTACAAACCCAAATAACCTTAACTTTTGAATATGGTAGAAAATTTTCTGGTAAAGAATTATTTTTAAAAGACCATTGAGATACTATATCTGGAAATTTAATTTTTAAATTATATTCAGCAGTAGCAAGCTTTCTTTTACAAAAAGGACATCCAGTTCCATTACTTCTAGCAGAAACCGACGTTTTCCATTCATGTCCCTTAGAACATTTCCACCATAATTTTTTTAATGAAAACTCAGATATCTTAGAAGGGTTTATTTCTATATTTTTTTCTTTATTTAATTCTGAAACTAATTTAATATTATCCGCTAGTGTTTTTTTTATTGTTAATACACCGGTTTATAACATTATTTAAATCAGAACAGTCATCTAAACAATCCATACTTTTAATATCATTTTTAATCATTAGATATAAATGACTTACTATGCCATGGAAGGTCTAAAGTAATTATAAATATCAATTGGTTTCATTTTTATTTCTTTCCAATATTAAAAAACGCCTGGAATATTTTTGATTTGATTTAATAAATCATCAATAACAGCAATATTTAATTGTATTTTCTTTCTTTCTAATTCTTCTTGAGTTTTTTCATATTCTTTTTTAAGATAAAACTTCATTTTCATATCTTTAAGAGAATATTTTCTTCTTGGCAAAAGCAAATCTTTTGATATAGAATCATAAAGTGTTTCTATTGGTAAAGAATGAAACCACTCTTTAGCATCTTCATCAGATCCTTCTAATGCATAATGGTCATGTTCTTGCATTAATGCTTTAAGATCTAAATTAAGTGTTTTAACATTACGTTTTAAAAGTTTAAGTTCAGTGTTCTTCGACATCATACCCCAACTCTTGTAAAAACTGTGCTGTATGAGTTCTGTAAGAAATGTGTCCGTCTCGTTCCCAAGATAATAAAGAATCCCCTTCTTCTAATCCAATTAAATTCTGGATAGATTCACCTGTTTTTTCAGATTCTATTTCTATAAGTTTTTTAAATGAAGCTAATTTTTGTAAATAACCATTAACAAAATTATCACCAGCTATTTTTAATAGTGCCAAATCTCCATTGGCGGCTTTTTTAGCTTTATGATAATCCCAAAAAACCTCTTCTGGAGAGAATCCATCATAACAAAAATCACATTCATAGCCACATTCAGCCATAAGGTTTTTGGGTTTAGATGGGGAAATACCAATTTTACGTCCAGGTCCATGATTTTCTGGTTCAAAATATGATGCAAGAAAAATTCGCATAAAAACTATCCTTTCTTTAGAAAAACAAAAGGCAGGTAATTAACCTGCCTTTTGAAAACTACCACCAGTTTTTTTCTCGACTGTTTAGATAATTTCGTTCTCTAAATCGGAGAGGGAGTTATCTATTGTATCAATTGAATCTCCTAATTCGTCTAGGGCTAATTCAATTGATGCTGATGTTTCTTTTATTGTTTCTAATGCTGAACGTAATTCGATTAAATTATTTACAAGCTCCTCATGTTTTGTAGCACGAGTGACATATTGCTTGTTTTGATTAACCGTATTCTGACGTATAGCATTTGTCCTATATCGATATTTCGACAAAGGCTATCACCACCCTTCTATAATTAACCATTATCAAACGATAATGGGCTAAGCTCCACCGGTTGAGCCGATGAAGGTACGAGTATCTCATATGTGGTATCAATAGTTTTCTTACCACTATCGGCAGGAAAGTTTTTGATAACATGTACTTGATAATTACCTGGTGCAAGTGCTGTCAACCATCGACCTTTTGTATTTGTTCTTGTTTGATTTATCAATTCGTTATTTTCATTTAAAATTTCTATATTAGCCAAAAATAACGGAACATTATTATTACCAGTTAACATTTGCGATACTGATGATTTACCACCTTCTATTTTAGGGCCACGTTGACCTCTAACATTTCCACGTACTTTCGCTTCTGTCATTGTTTCAATATCATCATTAAATTGTGGTACAGCTGTAATAATGTTTTTAGGAATATTATCAACTTTATCATCTATTACAATTCCCTGTTTAGCGGCTAACTGTATAAACTTATCAGTTTTAGGACGATTATCAAAATTGTTTTTGACAACTATATCTTCTGGTATAGATGGTTGAGAAACAGATTGTTTTTGTGAAGATGGTAAAAACTGATTAAATCTTCCTAAAAGGAGTTTTAATAAATTCTCACTATTCTGACATCTTTTTTCAAGAACATCTAATTTACTTTCAATACTTAAAAGAATATCAGTTGCAGCTCTTTGCACATTTTCAGGTTCCATGTTTTTTTAATCTTTAATTAAAACACCAAAATCAATAGGAATTCTTTTTATTAACATAATTCTAGAAATATCTATATTATCTTCTAATAATAATTTCGATAACATCTTTCTAATTATATTAATATCTTGTTCTACAGAGATATTCTCCCCATCTAAATAAATAGAATAATCACCTTCTAATAAAGAAATATTTTCAGTAGAGTTATATTCCTCATCTTCAATTTCTTCATCTTCTATATCTTCTTCTATAGTTTCTTCTTTAGATGTAATAAACTCATATTCCTTAGCATCTAGTTCTAAGGATAGAATACTCATAGTATTTGCAATCATTTCTCCAATTACATGTTTCTCTTTAGGTTGTAAAATATTAATATATCTAAGCATTTGATCAAAATTACTATTTTTACCAAAAAGATTGATTTTTAATAATTTTAAATCATCTAAATTGTTAATTGTAGATAAATGTTTAACTACATTATTTTTAATGTCAGTGAGCATTTTTTCAGTAGCGATAATTTGCTCTGACATTGACGCATCTATTTCAGATGTTAAAGGGTCTAATCCTTGTAATGCATCAATATCTATTTCATCTTCTTTAGAAGAAAGTGGCAAATCATACCACACATGGTCTTTGGTATTTCCAATGGAAACAAAATTGGATTTTGGAGGCACGAACCCATCATTATCAATTGGTTTTTTATTATTTTCTGGTTGGGCTTTACAATGAATTGGTTCATTGGTAATTTCTTTTAATAATGGAACTTTTAATTTGTTTTTAATTTCTTTTGAAATTAAAGGTTTCCCAAAATCATTTAATAAAAGAGGCTTTCCACCTTCAGCTGGTTCAATATCTAACCTTTGATATTCTGGAATTGTTTGTTTTTCTTCCAAAATCTTTTTTAATTTATTTTGAGAAGTACTATTTTCAGACATTTAAAGATCCAGCCCTTTTTTCTTCTTTACGAATTTTGTTTTTAGCCTTTTGGCGTTGTCTACGGTCCCATTCACCAGTTTTAATCATTTGCTCTCTCATAACAAGCATAGCTTGACGATCTTGGGCTTCTCTTGTTTTACGACGCTTTTTGGCTGATGGTTTTTCATATGAAGACCTATCTTTAAGTTGTCCTACAATTCGTTCTCTTTGAAAAAGGATTTTAAATTTTCGGCAAGCATGTTCAAAATCTTCTCTAGAAGATCCTTTAATATGAACTTCAATTGGATGAACATAAGAATGATCAAATTCTGCAGGTATTGTTGTTTTTTTCCACATTTTAGTAACTATCTCTCTTTCTTTAGACATTTAAAACGTCCACTATCATATATATCAACTCTTTTAAAGGATACTAATCTTCAATGTATTTAACTATTACTGGCATCCCATCAATATCAATATCATTTATTTCTTTTAAATCATGTTTGGACAAAACAGTATTAAAATTTGCTTCAAGAGAAATACCGTCATTAGACACTCCAACATATTTAAAACCAACCTTATTAATTAATAATGCTCTTAGCTTCTCTCGTCTAATGCCTATTTCATAAGGATTAAAAATCATTTGTAATTTATCGTTATAACAAATAGTATACGATGGGTTTTCTGGTGTTACTTGTATTTTCCATCTAGTAGGTCCTGGATCTGTAAGAATAAGATCGTTATCTTCCTTTACGTTTCTAACATACCAAAAATGTCCACGAGGATCTATATATTCTCCACATAAAGGTTTTGTATCTTGACAAACTACAAAAACATACTCAACTGATTTCGGGTGTGTTAAAATCATTTTTTAAACCTTTTTATTTATCTTTAGCAAATTTATATGTTGGAAATAAATCTTCTTCAAAACTTTTTGCTTCAATCCATTTGTCTTCTGGAGCAAATTTAAATAACATTCTAGATTTCATTGGTTCTCCAGCCCATTTCCAATCAATATACCAGTTTTCAAAATGTTTCCAAGTAGTAACTAACCACAATTTATTTTGTCTACTAGTATTTTCCACTAATAATATATTTTTTAATGTATTTGGTATTTGTATTTTTTTCATTAGATAATAATTTCTTCTAATATTTTAATTTTGGAAGCTCTAATCTTGTTTCCTTCACAAATTATTGCTGCAATATCTTCTAAATCTATCTCTACCTTAAATAACTTCCCTCTATCATAATATAATAACGCTCTTTCCTTTGTCCATGCTGATAATCCAAAGCTATCTATATTAGTTATATTATAATCTGCATGACATTCGTATTCTCCCCCAACTTTATAACAATATTGGAAATTAAATTTAGAATGTCCATCTAATCTACAAGATTTATATGCAATTATTTTATCTCCAATAATTTCATAACATTTAATTTTCTTAATATATTGTCTCTTAAATTCCTTATCCTTATATAACCAACATGTGGGACATATTTCTAAATTATATTCTTTAATAAACTCTTGGCTTAACTTTTGATATTTTGATACATTATTAATGTGTATTTTATCAGAAAATTCTCTAATAAAATTTTCGCTTAACTTTTGATCTTTTGATATATAATACCAATTTACTTTATCAGAAAATTCTCTAATAAATTCTTCACTTAGTTTTTGAAAAATTGATATATTTATCCAATGTACCTTATTAGAATTTTCCCTTATAAACGCTTCGCTTAATTTCTGATATTTTCCACCAATTAACCTTTTCAGAGTTTTCTCTTATAAACTCTTCGCTTAGCTTTTGTGTTTTTGACACATATACCCAATTTACTTTATCGGTAAATTCTATAATAAATTTTTCACTAAGCTTTTGACATTCTGATAATAAACCCCAATATACTTTATCAGAAAACTCTCTAATTAAATTTTCGCTTAATTTTTGATTAGTTGATATAGTTTCCCAATGTACTTTATCAGAATTATCCCTAATAAATTCTTCGCTTAATTTATAGTAAGTTGATATACTATACCAACTTTCATCATAATGAATTTTTTCTGCATTTAACATGATATAAATCTTCTTTGGTAAAAATATTTAAATATTAATCTCTTCTAATATTTTAATCTTACTCGCTCTAATCTTGTTTCCTTCATATACAACCGCAGCAATATCTTCTAAATCTATTTCTACTTTAAATAGTTTGCCTTTATTATAATACTCTAATGCTCTTTCTTTTGTCCAAGCAGATAATCCAAAACTATTTGGATCATTTAAATTATAATCTGCATGACTTTCATATTCTTTCCCGATCTCATATAAATATTGGAAATTAAATTTAGAATATCCATTTTCCTTACAAGATTTATATGCAATTACTTTATCTCCAATTATCTCATAATTTGTATTTTTCTTAATATATTCTCGTTTAAGTTCTTTATCTTTATACAACCAACATGTTTCGGGAATATATAAATCATATTCTTGGCTTAACTTTTGATATTTAGATATGTATTTCCAAAATATTTTATCAGAAAACTCTCTTATAAACCCCTCACTTAACTTTTGATATTTTGATATACAACCCCAATCTACCTTATCAGAAAATTCTCTAATAAATTCTTCGCTAAGTTTTTGATCAATTGATATACCACCCCAATCTACTTTATCAGAAAATTCTTTAATAAAGTTTTCACTTAATTTTTGATATTCTGATACATTATACCAATATACCTTATGAGGATATTTTCTAATAAATTCTTCACTTAACTTTTGATGTTGTGATATCACATCCATATTTAACCAATTAAAAAACTCTATAATAAATTCTTCACTTAAAATTTGAAACTGCGATATTAACTCCCAATATACCTTATTAGAAAATTCTCTAATAAAGTTTTCACTTAATTTTTGAGAACTTGATATAAACTCCCAGTTTACCTTATCAGAAAATTCTCTAATAAAGTTTTCACTAAGTTTTTGATATCTTGATATCATTGTCCAATTTACTTTATTAGAAAATTCTCTAATTAAACTTTCACTTAATTTTTCATATTCTGATACATTATACCAGTCTAAATCATATGAATTTTCTCTAATAACCTCTTCGCTTAAATCATTTTTCATAATTTATACCTTTAATATTTTAACAAAACCTTTTCAACTTTTTTATCATATGTTGGTGGGGTTATTTTTTCAGGGTCTAACCAATCTACATTAGACCCACTTGGAATATCTTCAATATTTTTACAGTTAGGATATCCCATACATGCTAATTTTAGATTTCCATTAAATAATGTAGCATATAATTCATTTCCACATTTAGAACATGTCTTTCCAAATGGAGTTTTTCTTTTACCATAACACTTAGGATAATTAGAACAAGAATAAAATGGACCAAACCTTCCATCTGGTCTATATACCATTCCAGATCCACAATCTGGACATTTAATACTATCATCTACTTTAGCTTTGTGTTCTTTTTCTAATACTTTACCATCTTCAACAAGAATGCTTACAATTCCATCACACCCACCCTTATATCTTACACACCCTGCAAAAAATCCATATTTAGATTTTCTTACAACCATATCACTTCCACATTTAGGACATTTTATACCTGCATTCATGCCCTGTTCCCCTCGTGCTTTTTGAAATTCATTTTTGAATCCTTCAAAAAACTCCGTCATCATTGGAATATATTCCAATTTACCATGAGCTATTTCATCTAGTTTCTTTTCCATATTAGCTGTATATAAATAATCCATAAAAGAAAAAGAATCTTTTAAATTATCTATTACAGTAAACCCTAAATCTGTTGGTACTAAACCATTTGGAGTATCTTTAACATATCTTCTTGTAGCTATTCTAGAAATTGTACTAGCATACGTAGACGGTCTTCCTATTTCTTTTCTTTCTAATTCTGCTATTAAAGATGCTTCCGAATATCTAGCCGGTGGTTTTGTTTGGCTTTTCTCCATTTTAACTTTGGGTGTTACCAAAGAAAGTTTATCTTTTATATTTAAAATTGGAAGTATAACATCCTTATCCTTTTTAAGGAGAGGTTTCATAACACTCATCCAACCTTCTTCTCTAAGGATTTTCCCTTCCGCAACAAGATGATGACCAGAAGAAGCTTTAATACTAACCTTAACAACCTCAAAAATAGCCGGCTCCATTTGAGATGCTACAAACATTCTCCAAATTAATTCATATACATTTTGCTGATCTGTTTCAACAGGAATTTTTTCTGGTAACATATCTACATGTGTAGGTCTAATAGCTTCATGTGCGTCTTGTGCCCCATCTTTGTTTTGATATTCATTAGGAGATTTTGGAATACTAAATCCATTTGAAGTAATATACTTCCTTACCTCTATAATTGATTCCTCTGAATTCCTAACAGCATCTGTACGAATGTAGGTAATATACCCACCTTCATATAATGATTGAGCTGCTTTAGTAGTTCTATCGGCTTTAAACTTTAGTTTTGTGGAGGCTTCTTGTAGGAGAGCTGAAGTAGTAAGCGGAGGATTTGCTTTTCTAGGAGTTGGTTTAGTTTGAATATCAAATATTTCATATGTTGATTTGTCCAAATCTTCTTTAATTTTAATAGCTTCTTGTTCGTTTTCCACTCTTTGTTGAAATTTAGCAACAAAACAATCTGCTTTATCTTGTGTTTTTGATAATGTTGCATTTATATTATAATAAACATCAGGAACAAATGAAGATATTTCCCGATCCCTATCAACAATCATACGTAAAACAACAGATTGTACTCTTCCAGCGCTTAGTTTATCATTTAATTTCTTTGAAATAAATGGAGAAACCATAAAACCAACAATACGATCTAAAACCCTACGCGCTTGTTGAGCATCAAATAGATTTTGATCAAAATCACGTGGGTTTTCTACGGCATTCTCAATTACTTTTTTGGTAATTTGATTAAACTCAATGCGTTTAATTGGTTTATTTAAATGTTTTAATTGATTGGCTATATGAAAAGCTATAGCTTCACCTTCTCTATCAGGATCGGAAGCTACATAAATAATATCAACTGATTTTGCGGCATCCACAATTGCTTTAATTTTATCTTTTTTATCTGGTAAAACTTCATATCTTGGTTTAAAACCATTTAAAATATCTATTCCAAGATCTCCTCCTTTACCTTTTGCTAAATCTATAATGTGTCCAACTGTAGCTCTAATAACATAATTTGGACCAAGGATTTTTGAAATTGTTTTAATTTTTGCCGGAGATTCTACAATAATTAATGCTGTCATTTTTAACTTTCAAAAAAAGCGATATTATCAATATAATTGATTGTTTCTCTGAAGTCCTCGACCACAAACTATTAAAATACACAAGGATTTTGATGAGAAATTAATTAATCTGGTGAATATTATGGTTGATTTGCTGGTGATAAATACCAACCTGCATATAATTCATATCCTTGCAAAGATTCTGCTTTCCAAATAGAATTATCTTCTATATTTGATATACCAATAGGGGCTCTTATAGTTTTAATACATGATAATGTAACGGTTCTCATTATACCGTTTTTCACTTGGCTAGTTGAATCACTTATTATATTAACTAACCACATTCCACCACACTCTCTATAAATATATTCCATATTATTTAACCAATGTTCCAGTAGATTCACTAATGGTTATTTCTATTAATCTTTTTACCGCATCATCATATGCTTTTGAATGGCATATTAAACTACGCCAATTAAAAATCTTTTGTTTTAGAAATCCTACCAACTCTATTCTTTGCATTAAAGATAAGGTATCGCTTGCTCCAGTAATATCCATGTGAAGATCTTGACAAGCCTTCAGTAGGTTTCTTTCGTATTGTTCTAGAAACGATGTTTCTTTATTCATTTGGTCTCACAATTCTTTCCTTTTTACAGTTTTAATTTTTTGTTGAATCTAAAGATTTAACTATATTATTAATTTTTAAAGCGATTTTGTTATATAGTTCAGAATCTTCTGAGTTTTGAGATAACAATGCTTTCACTATACACTCATCTGAAAGATCTGTCAATATATTTGATGCAAATTTCTTAAACATAATACCAATATTCTAAATTAATGGTTCTTTAACCAATCGATTTTTTCCAGCTCTTGCAGAAAAGCATTCTCTAGAATTAAGCTCTAGAACAATAAGTTTCTCGACAGGAGAGCAATCTAACATCATAAACTTATCATAAATAAATGGTTTTCCATGTGTTTCTCCATTGTGTCCCGTTACTATAGTCTTACTCCAAGGGCAATTAAAATTAAACTCTTTCATTCTAGTAACGTTTTTATAAACGCTTCTATCCCATATTAATGTATTTGGATCTTGTTTATTTAAAGGAATAAATGGATCACATCCACCATGTACAAATATATATTCATTTGTTTCATAATAAGGTAGTAAAGATAAAAGAAAAGACATATGCTCTTTTGGAACATAAACGTCTATATTTTTTCTTGGTATTAAGTACGGATTATCAACATTACTATTAGCTCTTTTTAGATATCCATAAAATGTATGTTCACCTCCATTTTTCATCCACATATTATAAGCGTGAACTGTGGCTTTTGGTGAACTTGCTTCTAATAATAATTGTTCATGATTGCCTTTTAAACAAAAAACCTGATCAGGTTGATCTTCCTTGATTTCCATTACCAAATCGAGTACACTATCAGAAGCTGCTCTTCGATCAATATAATCTCCTAGGAATATTAATTTATCAATATTTCCTTCACTTTTCCTTAATGGAATAATCCGATTAAGAATTAACTCTAATTCGCATTTCATTCCATGTATATCTGGAATAACATATATACAACTATTTGCAGGTCTCCATTTGCTCAAGTTTAATTCTCCTATTATTTTAAATAAAGCGTGTCGATCAACTTGTCTCGTGAATATTATAACATAATGTCTCAAATAACACTATCAAAAGATCAAGAAAAAGCATATAAGCTCATTGCCAAATGGTTAGGTGGTGGTGGATGTGTTACTTCTAAACAAAAAAATCCAAAATTATTAACATTAGCCGGCTTAGGAGGCTGTGGAAAAACATTTTTAGTCTCTTTATTAGCAAAAGAATTTGATAAATCAATTAGATTTGCTTTTTGTGCTTTATCTGGTCGTGCCGCTAGTGTATTGGGTAATAAATTAAAAGCAAATGGTATAATTATATCCAATAAAGAATCTCATTATTGTGGAACAATTCATAGATTAATATATAAACCAATAGAAAATGATAAAGGTGAAATTATTTATTGGGCAAAAAAAGAAGTTTTAGATTATGATGTTATTGTATTAGATGAGGCTTCAATGATATCTGAAGATATTTTTAAAGACTTATCTAGTTATAATGTTGATATTCTCGCGGTTGGTGATCATGGCCAATTACCTCCAATTGAAGGTAAGTTTTGTCTAATGAAAGAACCACACATTAAACTAGAGAAAATACATCGTCAAGCTGAAGGAAATCCAATTATTTCTCTAGCTATGACAGTTAGAGAAACAGGTAAAATTCCAACTAATTATAAAAATAACAATCATGTTCAAATTATTAAAAAATCTGAATATATTCCATTAATTGAATCTATCTATTTAAAAGAAAAAGATCCAATAAAATTATTAGATACTGCTATTTTGTGTTATAAAAATACTACAAGGTGTAATTTAAATACCACAATTAGAAAAATGATATTTGGATCATATTTAAAACAACCAGTAGCTAATGATTTAGTGGTTTGTTTAAGAAATTCTAAAGGTCATGTAAAAGATCCTATATATAATGGGTTTAGAGGCTATATTCATTCTTCTATTACTGAATTAGATGATGATTTTATTGAAGCAAGGGTTAACTTCCCAGATGAAGGTATAAATAAAACAATAAGTAATATCTGTAAACATCAATTTGGGTTTCAAAAAACATTTAGTTCTTTTGATGAATTAAAGAAATTTGGAATGGATGTAAGTCATTGGAATGAAACAGGAATGTTATTTGATTATGGGTATGCTTCTACTTGTCATAAATTTCAAGGTAATCAATTAGATAATATAATTGTTTATAATGAAAGACCGGCTCCTGTAGATGATGATACTTATAAACGATGGCTTTATACTGCTGTTTCTAGAAGCTCAAACAAATTAACCATTGTAGTATGAGGGCTACAAACCCCAATAAAAAAAACACACAGGTGGTGTTGACAGGAAAAATACGATGCTTATATTTCGAGTGTTAGAGAACTTCTTGGTATATGATTTTACCAAAGAATTCTTATTTTAAAAGGAGAAAATAATATGTTTCACGATTGGTATTTTAGATGTCCTGAAGATGTGTTGTTAGGTAATTATGTACATAAGTGTTTTGAAGATTTGTATACAAAATACAAAACAGAGGAAAAAGATAATCAATTAACTTTAAAAATTGAAATTCCTGGATTTGATAAAGATCAAATTAATATTGAAATAAATAATAATGTATTAGCTATTTATACAGCTAAAGAGCAGCGCAAGTTTGTAAAAAGCTGGAAATTATCAACAGAATTTGATCAGGATGATATTTCAGCAGAATTGAAAAACGGTATATTATCTATAGTGTTGCAAAAAAAGCAATCTGCTAAAACAAGATCTATTACCATTAAATAATTTAAGTTTTTAAATAGAAAAAGGCCTCTTGAAAAAATCAAGAGGCCTTTTTTGTATAAAAATATTAAACCTTGTAGGATTTTACATTATCTTCAATCAAAGATTTTCCTTCTATAACGGCTTTTTGAACCAATTGATTTATAGCCTCAATTAATTTTGGACGTTTTTGTTTAAAACAAATATCAATTTTACGTTTAATATTAGCTAATTCTTGATCTGATATAGTATCATGAATCATATCTTCAAGCATCCAAGTACGAATATGTACAATTATTAATTTATCAATTACCTCTCCTAAATTATCAGTTTCTATATATTCTTTAACTTCTGGAAGAGTTTTTTGTGAGCAAATTATTTTTACATATTCTTTAATTTTTTGATCAATTATATCTTGTGGCATATTTCTCCCTAAAAATACATTTTGGTAATAAATTCAATAAATTTATCAATGTTTGTAGTTACCATTTTATTAGTACCCATACCAATAAACGAATTATCTAAATAAGAATAATCAAAATCATCACATCTATATACTGCACATGTTTTAGATATAGCCGTATTTAGTGTAACTATTCCAGAAACCCCAAAACTTATACTTCCTTTAGCGTTTTTAATAATTGTTATATCTCTTTTAAATTCATCTATACTTGGAACATCTAATATAACTTCTTTGGTAAAATCTATATAATCTTTTCCTGCTAACACCGTTATAAGGTCATTATAAATTGTATAAATATTACAATATTCAGCTTCTTTATTAATTCCATTATTTCTTTCTCCAATTAATACAATTTTTCTTTTACTATTTTTAATAACTTCAAAAAACCTGTCTTTAACCAAATCAAAATTTGTTCTTGTTATCCCTCTTATTTTAGTATTGATAACCACATAATCTTCAATACCAATATCTATTGGTATAAATAGATTTGTCTTATTTGTTAAATCAACAAATTTAATTTTTCTATTTAATGATTTAGATAATACTTCTGGATTTATTGTTGGTAAATTCAACTCATCCAATACTGTATAATATGATTCATTAAATAATAAAGAAACAAATTGTTTGGTAAAAAGATAACTTTCTTTTGATCCAGATCTTACGGATTTTAAAATAGAATAATCAGGACATATTTTAATTTCTGAATATATATGCTTAACCTGCTCTGTTAAAGAATAAGTAAATATTAAATCACCTATTCCAACACAGGTTTTGGTTTCAAATATAGATTTCATAAGCAAATACCACTGGTAAATCTAAGGAAATCTTCAATATTATTTGTTACCAAAGAATTTTTATTTATTCCTAATAGAAAATCATTAAAGAAAGTATAATTATCTAATCTATACCCTATAGATACATCTGCTACAGTGGGTGATAATACTGCCATCCCACTGGCTCCAAAGTTTATAGATGCTTTGGCATCCCTTATAATTGTTAAATCTCTCCTCAACTCATCAAAATTAGGATAATCTAATATAACTTCTTTGGTAAAATCTAAATGATCAATTCCATATAACGCATCTTTTAAATCTTCATATACAGTATATATGTTTTGTTCTTTATTTATACCAATCCTGCGCTCTCCCATTAATACAATTTTTTTAGATGTTGATCTTAATGTTTTAAAAAAATCATGTTTTATTTTATTCCAAAATCGTATATCAAAATCTCTTATTTTTGTATTTATTACAATATAATCATCAGTTCCTATATCTACCCTTTCAGGTAAACATAATTTTGATCTTAAATCAACATATTGAGCTTTAATATCACCATTGAACAAATCCCATGATAATGTTAAAGGTTTGCCATTGCAATGTTCTCCAAGAATATAATAAGGCTCAGAAAACAAAAAAGCTACAAACTTTTTGGAAAAGTCGTAGCTCTCTTTAGATCCAGATCTGTATGCTGACAAAATAGAATATTCAGGACATATCTTAATTTTTGAATATAAATGTTTTACTTGTTCAGTATAAGAGTATATAAATATTAAATCTCCTATCCCAACACAGGTTTTTAATTCCAGAATTGTCATTCCTGAAAATACTTAAAAATGCCTAGGCATGATGTGGTGTATTGGTTTTTTGATGCCATAATTTATTTAAGAAATGCACTTCTTCACTCTCTTCTCGTGAAAGCTTAATATAATCATAAGAGTTTTCACTTTTACAATGAAGAACCTCAACAAACATATCTTCTGGACAATCAATATCTATTTCCTCAGATATTTGTTTCCAAATAATACCTTTATCATCTAATAATAAACCAAACTTTCCTTTAACAACATCCATATATTAACCCTGTTATTTATGGTGCAAAACCCATGCAGGTTCTATCGAAACAATTGAGTATAAATTTAAATTTTCATAAGGATGAGTATTTAAAGTATATATTGAAACACCTTTACTAACACTTCCATCAAGATGAGCAAGTGAACCCTGTATGCTACGCAGGCAGGGAGGAATTGCTTTACTCCTTCTTGTTATCCTTTTATTTTTTCTACTTTCCACTTAGTTATATATCCCATATATTTTATATTTTCTTTATTTATACTTTTACTTATTCTTTCCCCATTCTCCATATTATGGATTGATAATTTTCCATTCATATTTCCACCAATATAACATATTATTTCTTTCTTTTTATATTTTATTTTTACTACTGTTCCTTTAGGAATTCTAAGAGATACTGTCCCTCCATATCTTTTCCTTTTTCCTCCTTTAGCAAACTGTAACATATGTAATTGTCTTCTATGTAATTCAATTTGCTGGAAATAATACATATCAATATTTTCAGGATGTGTTTGAATATCAAAAGGAAAATTGGCTAAAACCCAACTATCAACATTATGTGCAGAAAATATTTTGTCTAATTTATGATAGGTTTTCACCAAACCTAATTCTTTTCTTTTTTCACTTGTTTCCCATCCTTCTTTTAAAATAAGATGTCCATATGTTTTTAATATATTATAGAAATATTTCTTTCCTATTTCTAATGGTGAAAAATTCTTATTCCAATTTTTCTTTCCTTCTTTTGTGTTCGCTTTTATATCTTCTACAACATATATTGATATTGGATATATCTTTTTTAATATATTTATTAACCTTAATTTAGAATTCCATCTTGCCCGAGTTGATGGAGGAATAAATTTTATATTCCTTTTTCTATTTAATTTATTCTTTCTACAAGGAGTTTTCCTAAACCTTCTTGCTCTTCTCATATTTCTTCTAACTTCAATAGATTCTTTTATTCCCGTTCTAGCATCAGCTAAAATATTAATAAATGTTTTATTCTTGGATTTAACAGTAATTGCTTCTCTCTTAGATCCAGAATCTATTCCACATGATATCTCTTGAATATTTCCTATATCTCTTTCAATTAATTTAATATAGAAAATACCATATTTCCATTGCTTCTTCGCTTTATGTTTTATCATTAATTCCTTTGCTCTTCTTGGAGAGCAAGGAATTAATGGAATACCAACAAAAGAAATTACTGGAACATATATTTTCGTAACAGATTTGGAAGTTACCTTCCAGTCCAAATTATCTTGCGACAATTTGGATAATTGCTCTCTTCGAGACTGATCATCATAGGGATTTCCAACTAGAGAAACATTAGAAATATATTGTTCTCTACCACGAGAAGATGATTCAGTTTCCTTAATCTTCCTACTCTTACGAGTAGGAAGACTGGATACTCTAGTCATTGATTTAACTTGTTTATGTACTAAATTTGGCATTAAATGACTCTAACAAGCCCCTTCCAAGCTAGAAGCTTGGTGGGGGTTATGACCAATATCTGGAACGGGTCCATATGGTTGTTTGCTTAACCATTTTTCAACCATAAGACAAATATCACTTGGGCCAGAATCTATAATTAAATCTTGAAGATAATTTAATGGATCAACTATAAACACACTTTTATTAATGTCTACAGAAGATATCCAGCAAAAAGTTAGTACAGGTATTTTTTCAATATAAGATCCTGTTGTATCAGTTCTTGTATGAACATAATAAGATTTAGCAAATCCGTTATTTGAAAATCCAAGAATTAATGCTTTTTCTAAATCTTTTAATTCGCAAATAACATCTAATGTAAAATTATCAATCATGTGACACCTCTTCCAATATCTTTATCTTACTCGCTCTTATCTTTTTTCCTTCATGTACAATAGCAGCGATATCATCTATATCTATCTCTACTTTGAATAACTTCCCTTCATCATAATATGATAATGCTCCTTTTTTTGTCCAGGCAGATAATCCGAAACTATCTCGTTCATCTATATTATAATTTGCATTACTTTCATATTCTCCGCCAACTTCATATAAATATTGAAAATTATATTTAGAATATCCGTCTTTTCTACATGTCTTATATGCTATTACATTATCTCCTATTATCTCATAATCAGTAAGTTTTTTAATATATTCTCTCTTAAATTCTTTATCTGTATATAACCAACATGTTTGTGGAATTGTTAAATTATATTCTTTAATAAATTCTGGACTTAACTTTTGATATTGTGATATACAATCCCAGTTTACTTCAATATAAAACTCTCTAATAAACCCTTCACTTAATTTTTGATATTTTGATATAAAGTTCCAATTTACTTTAGTAGAATTTTTTCTAATAAATTCTTCACTAAGTTTTTGAGATATTGATATAGAATTCCAGTTTATCTTATGAGAAAACCTTGTTATAAATTCTTCACTTAGTTTTTGATATTCTATTATTTTAAACCAATCTACTATATCAGAAAACTCACTAATAAACTCTTCACTAAGTTTTTGATATTTCGATATATAATACCAATCTACTTTATTATAAAAATCTTTAATAAACTTTTCACTAAGCTTTTGAGATATTGATATAGATTCCCATGATACTTTATCAGAAAACTCTCTTATAAAACCTTCACTTAATTTTTGATAAGTTGATATATAAATCCAATTTACTTTATCAGAATTTTCCTTAATAAATTCTTCGCTTAATCCAGGTGTACTGCATATATGAAACCAATCTTCAGTTGACATGATATAAATCTTTCTTTGGTAAAAACATTACTTAATATTTCGTAATTCAGTAGAGCTAATATCCCACCTACCATCTAGCGGTGTGAAATTTAAACCATTAGTTTCAAATGTTTGGTCTTTTATTGAAACTAACTTTCCATCAATTACCCTGTCTACTACATAAAAATGTGTGCCACAACTCTTAAATCCTTCAATCAATTCCTTTATACCTACACCCCATTTACCATCTAATAACCTAATAAATGAATCTATTCCAATAATTATATTGGCTTTATCAAAATGTTTTGCTTTATCTAAGTATAATCCCAAACCTTTAGTAAATAATATATTATTTCCCTTTAACATCTTCGCCCTATTAAGCATATCTGTTATCGTTAAATCTCCCTTATGTGGTGATTGTGTCTCAATACAATATATTATACTAGCATTAGGTTTATAATAACAGTATGATTCAACCATCCCAAAATGACCATCGTGTGGCGGATTGAACGATCCTGGAAATATAGCATCACCATTATCTCTATTAAGCTTTTGCTCTTTCTCTAATCTCTTTCCAGTATCAGCACAAAAATATGGATGTTTAAAAAATTGTTTCTTTGCTAATTCTGTAGCATCTTCTACTTGATAACTAATAATATTAAGATCTTTAGGTAAAATACTTTGATCATTATATCCAATAGCTTTATTTAATGCTTCAATTATGGCAATATCACAAATTTTACCATCAATAATACGGGCCTCTTCACCACGTCCTTTGGTTAATACAATTGATGTAAGCTCACAACCGTTTTCCGATGCCGATGCTATATATATTCTATGTTGACCTTTATGAATTACAGTACTTGCTACCGATGCAGTACACCCAACACCTATAGATGGAGCGTTATTTGGTTGATATGCTCTATAATAAGCTTGCATAGCTAATTCAACCGCTGTTTCAGGTGAGCAATATTTTTCAGGTTCAAATCCTAAATAATCTTTTGTAAATTCCGAATCATATGGAAAGGTACAATCGATTAAAACTGAAGAAATTCCAGGAATTTGCCAAAGCATATTTTGTGCCCCAGCTCCACCTCCAGTTGCTACAATCGATATCCTTACGTTTTTTTCAATAATGCTTTTATTAATCATAATTATACTGTATCCCTATTATACTATAAATAATTAATCAAACCCAAACTTTATCAATTACCAAATATTTAGTTGGCGGAAACAAAGAAGCAAATTTTTTGCAGCTTTTATGAAGTAAATATTGTTTTTGTGCTTCTTTTTGCGTTTTAAATATCCAAGAATATATTTTCCCAAAATACATATCTGTATTTCCATTGCTTTTATCAACACAAACCCAAACTTCTCTTCCAATATTTTCTAATTGCTTAGAGTATTTAACAAGATGTAAACCACAACCTTTGTTTTCTAATAATGTATTACAAGACCTGTACCCTACACGATAATGATTATTATCATCATTTGAAATCCAAAATGAATTTGGTAATGATATTTTTAAATCTATATTTGATAGCTGTGTATTTGATAAATGTTTAATAATTATCATGTTTTTACCAAAAAAGTTCTATTATTTTTATTGAAAGTTTGTCGATCTTATCATGGTTTGGTGCCTTTGGCAATAGAGAAATTTTTTCTGCTTCTTCAATCTCTTTTGATTGTTTTTCAAACCATTCACAAAGATATTCAAATGTCCAGGCTCCATTCCTAATAGCTATTAACTCCTCAGCATCTTGTCTTTTTACATTTAATTTTCCAGTTAATAATAACTCTTTACAAGCTCTTGATAATCGTACAAGGTGAAGTGTATGTTTACAGTTTCCATGAATTCCTATCTTTCCATTACGTCTAGTAATTAAAGTTCCATTTGGAACTGTAAAACATACAACTCTTTTATTTTCTACAGTAATTTTTTCCACATTGCTAGATCTTATTAACGTTCTTATTTGGTTTTTGTTTTTTCTAAGATGTACTTGATAAATTAAACATTCACGCCCTTCTGTATCTGTTAAATAAGGCCCCCATAACGCTGTTTCCCACCCTGCCATTAATGCTAATTCTTGTACGTCATTAGCAAGATCTTTTGATTTTGAATAATAAATATAACTATCTAATTTTGATACATGTTCTCGTATTGTACCATCCCCTCTAATCAAAGCAAATAATAAACATTCTAATAATGATTGTGATAAATTAAAAATATATCTAGGAATCCTTTTATTTTCTTTATAATTACACTCATTAATAATACGAGTTATAATGTTTTTATCTCTAACATCAAGAATCATCTCTTCATGTTCTCTTGGATTATATGTACTTGGATGTCTGGTGTAAGTATATATTGATGAATGAGCGATTGCACAATATTTATCATTCCATCTTTTCATATATCCAGAAAGCTTACCTCCTGGTTTTTGACTTATTCTAATACTGGCAGCACTCATATCACCATATGTATTAAATACAGCACACCCATCGCTTAAATACCAACCCATCAATGATAAATATGCTTGAACAGGTATTGACAACCCATTAAATATCTCTTTATTAGAAAATGTTGTTTTTCGCGGTAGTGGAGCAATAAGAACATCAAAAGTATCAGGAATAACAGCAGCTTCTTCTAACACCCACCCATGTTTCTTTTTGCTTTTTCTTTCAGATTTCTGAATTAACATTTTATGATTCGCTGTAACCAGTGAATCTGTATGTATCCCATAAATATGATACATTGATCCTGAATATAATGAATCAAATTTATCTATTGGTTTTTGATATTCTACCCCTAGAAACCTCCTAGATCCAATACCTTCTTTTATAAAAACAGTAGCTAATAAACAATCATCTGTAATATCATTAAATTCTTTCCAACCATCGCTGGTTAAAAATTCTGTGTCATCAGCATAGCAATCGAAATGATATTTTGCTTCTAATTCAGCCCTTTTTGGGTTTCTATTTGCTTTCCATTCTTGATACTGTTTCCATTCCTTATATTTGTTTGTATATAGCCTTTCTTTATCTAAAAAGTCAATAAAGTTAGTATCAAAACCAAGAGTATTGGCCGCAGCTCTCCATGTTTTGGATTCTATTTCATCATCTTGCCAAGAAGTTATTTCAACTAATCTATTATAAAATTCTGTATGAATGCTTTGTCGTAAAGCAGGATCTAAATCATCCATTTCTTTCCAACTCCATTCATCAATTTTCTTTTTAATTGCAGAGTTTGCTGCAGATATTTGATCTTGAGGAATTAGTGTTCTTTCTGGTAATCCACACTCTTTTCTGGTTGGTTGATGTTCTACAGGGTTTAATAACCAACGTCTATGAGTTAATATTCTCTTCATTTGAGCGTGTGCATACCCTTGGAAAGTATGTTTTACTCTCTTTGTTAAGAATAAATCTCTATTTTCAATTAATAACTCCGCAGCTGGTGTCATTAATAAATGATCTTCAGGCTCTGTAAAGATAATTTCTAAAGCGTTTGGATTACATTCAGAGGCTAATTTTAAAAATTTTCTAATTTCAAAAATTACCATATCAGGCTCTTTAACAGAAGCTTGTTCAAAATTATTTGTTAATCCAATATAATAATTTCTTGGAGGAACAGCTATACCTCGTATATCTAAATCACTCGTGGGTATATTTGTGCCATACGAGTGCGATCCATGCTTGGTTAAATATATTGTACGTTCAGGTAACCAAGTTAAATTTCCTGTATACACAGACCAATCAAATGTCATATTTAATCTTCTTTCGTTTTGTCTTCTGTTTTCCACCACAAAGAAACATCCCAAGGGTATTCATCGTCTAAATGTGCTTTCCATTCTTCTTTAGTTGCTGGTCTAAAGCTACCATCCAACCACTCATCATATTCTCCAAAATAATCCTGACTAGTACATAAGCTTCCTTCCCAGATATATACTCCTGATTTTTCTTCATCGCAAATTAGTTGAAATTCTTCTCTTAAACCGCAATGATCTTGTAAATAATCTAAATCAGAACCTATGAACTGAAGCACATCACAAAGACCTTCATGAATAATTAGCAAAGCTTTGCTAAGAGGACATTTTTTTAAATATCTATCTTCTTCATCAGTGGTTTTTGTATGGTTTTCAAATGCTGTAAAAACATCAGCCATATACATAATCTTTCAAATAATATTACTTTTTTAATTCTGTTAAACCAATTAAATTATCATAATCTTTTTCTGTAAATGTATATCCAAGAGATTTATATAAATTAATAGCTTTTTCATTTTGTTTATTAACTGTTAATCTAACAAATTTTCTTCCAGTATAGAAAAAACCATAACAATCATAAGCTCTATTATGAAGTTCTTTCATAAAAATCTTTGATAAACCTAATCCCCTATAATCTTTAGAAATATAAATACCAAGAGATGGCATTGTATACCCTTCTTCCATACCTCTTAGTAATCCATAAGCTATTGCTTTATCATTATATTGACCAATTATATATTGATCTTTTTTATCTAATGATCTATCAATTTGAGGATTGTAAATTACTTTAGAAATATAATCTGCTGTAAAAGGATGAGGTTTAAAAAATCCATCTTGTTGTTCCATTTCTTGAAAAAGAACTAATAATTGTTCTCTTTGAGAATAAACTTGTGAAGATTTCCATTTTAATAAAGAAATATCAAATTGATTTTTTGTTTCCATTTTTTAATAATTCTTATGTTTGCGTTGAATAAATTGTTCCAAATCCTGACCATTAACAGCCGCGGTAATCATTTCAACTAGTTTAGTATCAAATTCATCAATAAGTTGATTTCGTTGAAAGTTTAAATCACATGCTCTTTTTAAGGTTTCCCAAAGTCTTTCTGCTCCATCTTCGGTTTTCCAATATTTTGTCTTAAACTCATCGAATGTCATACGACGAATTTCATATAAAAGATCTTGGTTGAACCACATCTTTTCATTGGTTGTAAATAATTTATCAGCTATCGCTCCAATAGTATCACTCATTGTTTTTACCTTTTTAATTTCATTCGCAATCTGGTTTGTCTTGTTCTATAAATCCGTATTTTTCTTTTCTTGCATCAATCTTTGATTGTCCACCCTTTTTTAATAAAAACTTTTTATAGTTTTTATCCCCCACTTCATAAGCTTCCTCATCAAATAAAAAACCTTCAGAATCATCTGTAGATAATAATTCAGTAAAAGCTAATTGTTTTCTATTATTTCTATCTATATCAATCACTAACGCCAAACCAACAGGATGTAATATCCTCCTGTTAATTTCAAATAACAATCCATTATCTATAATATAACGCTGAAATGATTTAATCGATTCCATAGGAAACTCTTTCTTTGGCTTGTCGTGTTTCGCCGTTTAATCTTTTATATATACTGTTTATTATTTTGGTTTTGGTGCGTTGAAGTAAAACTAAAGAAAACATCTCATAATGAGGTGGCATTCTAAAATGTATAATTTTCAACATTGTTTCTTGTGGTATTGTGCTTTTCATTTTTAAATTAGAAAAAGTATAATATTCAACTTCTGATAATAGTGATTTATTATTTTTATCTAAAACATCACAAAGATACCCAATAAAACAAGGGCCATTACATTTAGCACCAACAAAAACCTCATGAGTATTATTTGGAACTATACCACTCTCTCTAACAAAAGCATTGTATTCACTAATTCCTAAAAACAATTCTAATTCAGGATCTAATAAAGATAAAAATTCTACTTTACCATTTTTTCCAATAAGTTCTAGTGGTAATTTATTTTCTATTAACCAAATATACTTTTGAAATATTTGACTTTGGATTGGTCTTTCTCCAATTGATTTACCATGAATTAAATAACTTATCATTGAAGCAGGATCTTCTTCCAATAAATCTTCAAATGCCTGATACATTAATTGTTTTTTAAATCCTTTAACCTTATTAGTATCTTCTAATCTAGATTTTTGTATCTTTAAAACTTCTTTGGTAATTTTTAATTCTTTTTCATATTTTTGGCTTTGTGCAATTCTAAGATCACAATTTATTTCATTACCATCAATTAAGCTCTGCATTTCAGAACCCTCTTCTTTGGTAAATGAATTGTTAACCGGAGCATTTAAGCTTATTAAAAATCCAGAATTACTACCAATAGGATGATTCATTATAATTAAATTTGATTTATCACCAAACCAAGTACAATTATCATAAGGACAACTAGCTGTTTGATTATTAATAACAGATTCGGGAATAAAACCACCACAATCTGGACATTTATAACCTTTGCTAGAGTGTAGAGAAAATACTCTTCTAATATTTAATTCATATTCTTCACGTATTGTTCTTTTACTATCTTCTAATCTATATATTTCTCTTGTACAACAAGGGCATCTAAGCATTCTAGATTCATGAATTAAGAATTCCCTACAACCAAGAGATTTACAAGCTGGACATATTGGCATACTAATAGAAGACATACAATTATAACTTTTTTTAAGAGTATCTGCTAATCTTTCTAAACACTTATATAAATAAGGACCAATATTTCTACCAGTTTTCCAATGTTGTTTTTGGAATAAAAATGTTTTAGAACCACTTTCAATGGTTTCTGCAGCCCAAGCTCGAAAAGCAGATAATGGTAAACCACGATCTTGCCCATATACATAATAAGATAAGTATTTTATCTTTCTAGAATAATACTCAACTAATTCAGGAACTAATTGAGAAAGTTCTTCTTCCGTTATGCTTGCCGCATGAGAATTAATAATCTGTATAGGATTTTCCTGCAAAACAACCTTCTTCCTATTGTTTTCCTGTAGCTATAGATTGAAGATAGACTTAAGCCTCGACCTTCAAAAGATTTAGAACATGTATTCTACTACATGTTCTAAATCTTTTGCAATCTGTTTAATGTGTTTTTACCAAAGAATCTTTTTTATTTGGCAATCCAGCCGGCCAAAACTTCTTTTTTTGGCATATAACCAATATAATCACCTGGTTTTAAACCTATCAATTGTGCAGATCCTCCAGGAAGCTCTACCACACAATCAGTGGGTTCATTTGGTCCTACCAGTTTTGTTGATAATGGCTCCCCTTGTGCTATTAAAACAATCTTATTATCTCTACAAAATATAATATCAAGTGGTGCTATTGTGTTATGCATCCAAAATTTATGAATAGACGCTGTAGAATATGGAAATATCATTATCGGAGTTGGATAAGGTTTCCACATTAATCCTTGTCTTTGTTCATTTTCAGTAATAGCCACAAGAGCTGGAAATGATTGTCCTTTAATACTTATTGTATCACATAACATTATCAATCCTCTCTTGTAGTTCTTTTAATATGTTTTGGAATTTTGAAATCTGAACCTCAGCAGAATGTAATCTTTGTATTTTGTTTTTATCTTCTTGAAATTTAGTTTTCATAAATTTAAGATTAGAAATATCAGTAACTGGAATAAAATCAAAACTAAAAGTTTCCTTCTTTGTTTTCTTATCTGCTTTTTCCATTCTTTTTGCAGAATTATACATATCTGCTAAATCACCCATTTTATCAAATGTCTCTATAATAGAATTATAAAATAAACTACTTTGATCTATTAATGATCTAAAATTAATATTCCTTTGTTCAAGGTTATCCATCATTTGTTCAATACCATCTCTAGTCTTTTGAATATTTTTATCTATATTTATTTTAATATGCTTTGCCTTATCAGATGATAAATAAGTCATCATTCGTTTAAAACCACGATTAAACCTATTTGATGCTTCTGATTTAAGGGTTTCTTCAAATTTTTGCTTTAGTTTTTCATCATAAACATGTAAGAAGTTTATTGCTTCTTGTTCTAATTTAGATTCATTTAATGTAGAACCCCAAACAAAATCAGGATTTGTTTTTTGTTCTTCTAATTCTTTTTGAATAAAAAGCAATGTGGCTGTTAAATCACCAACTGATTTAATAAAAATTCTATAATTATTTATTAATACTCTAAGTGATTTAGAAGATTTTATTTCTTGAATTGTTTTATTTATAGCTAACCATTGATGATATACTCTATCACCCCAAGGATTAGGATCTTCATAATGAGTTCCTTTTTGAGTTTTAATCTCATTATATATATTACCAACTGATTCTAATATAAATTTTCTATTATCAAGAAATTTTTGTTTTCGTATTTCTTCTGGAGAAATTTCTGGTTCTAATATTGGTTCTGGAACAATTTCTTCTTTAACAGTATCAGTGTTTTCAATTATTTGTTCGCCTTCACTTGGTTGTTCAAATGGCTCTTGATCATCTTTTACTGTAGATTGTAATAATTCGTCTTCGTTTTCATTAGGTTGCCCCAATGTATCTTCTTCTTGTTCTAATAACTCTAATGTTGGTTTTTTTGTAGTTTTCTTTTTAGGAGCAGAAATTATAGGTATAGTTACATTTGTACGTAATGATTGTTTTAAATCCTTCATTTCTTTTTCTAAAGAAAGAATTGTTTCAGATAATGTTGATGTTGCTGGCTCTTGTGTTTCAACAACTTCTTTAACAGTACTTGGAATAGAAGTATTTACAGGAACTGTAACTGGTCCATTTTTAGTAGCTGTTATTTCTGGTGTAACAATAGTTATAGGTTTATTTCCAATAACTGGATTGGCCTGTATTTTATCTTTTGGTGCTTTTAATTCATTTTCTAATTCAGCTACTTTTGATTCAGCTGCAAACATCATATTATTTAAATTTTGCTGGAATATTTCAAAAAACCCAGACTTGGAATCTAAATACATTTGTTTTGTTAAATAAATAGCATCTAATATATCTTTTTCATTACCAAGAATTTTTTCATTTATATCTAAAAGATTATCATCCATACGATCTAATGATCGTAACATTCTTAATCTCTCCCATTTTCCTTGTTCTGTTGAAAATGGTGCAACAATATGTGACCACATTATTGATAATGGATTACTAGCTGTCTTCTGAATAATAAACTCTGACATTGCTTGTTGAACCTTTTGGGTTCTTTCAGCTAACCTGCGCTCTCTTTCTGTTGCATAATGATCTTGTAAATTTTTAACTTCACCTAAACCATTTAAAATATCTGTCAATGCACTTGAAGCTGCTTGGCCAGCACCAATAACTTGTTCAGGTAATGGTGTTGTTAAATTACTTTTGTGGCCAATACCAATCGTTGGTGCTGGCCCCCCATTCCAACCACGCTTTAATTCTTTAAGAAAATCAATTAATTTAGTAGTTCTTTCATTTAAAGAATCTTTTCTAGATACAATTTCTTCTTGTATTGGATCTTTGCGTTTTTGTCTTGATGATTTTGCAGTCTTGGAAATCATACCATAATACAAAGTTATTAGGATATTTATTCTTTTTTAGAAGTAATTTCTGGAAGTTTTTTAACAGGTTGTATTATCTGATCAATAAGACCATATTCTAAAGCTTCTTTAGCACTCATGAATTTATCCATTTTTGTATCACGTTTTACCTTAGCTTTAGCATGACCAGTATGAATTGATAATATTTCTGTTAAATGATCGTTTATTTGCTTTAGCTCTTTTGTATTTAATTCAATTTCAGCATTTGATCCACCTAAACCTTCACACTGAAGTTGATGAATCATTATTCTAGCGTTTGGATAAGAACAACGTAGTCCATGAGTTCCTGACGCTAATATAATCGCCGCTGCTGAACAACACTCACCAATACATACTGTTTTTATTGGTGCTTCTATTGAGTTCATTATGTCATATATAGCACAAAAAGCATCTACACTTCCACCAGGACTCATTAACCATATCTCAATCTCTTTTGTAGAATCTTCTTTATTTAATACATATAATAATGTTATTATTTTACTTGCAACTTCCGTATCAATTTCCGAATCTAAAAAAATAACCCTGTTCTTTAATAGGGTTGATGTATAATCTATCTTTTTTTTATCAAGTTCTATCGGTAACTCTATTAGAAACTCAGAATTTTGTTTAGAAAATTGCATATCAGCTCCTTGTTGATATGCTTCCCTATTAGCTTATATTTTTAAATTACAGCATCACTGTAATTTTTCAATTAACTCGGCACAACACACACAGATAGAAATACCAGGAATAGCCTCTAATCGTTTTATACCAATTGCTTCTCCACATTCTTCACAATCACCATAATCATTATTATCAATACGTTGTATTGCTAATTGTATCGCTCTAAGCTTCTTTAAATTGTTCTGAGATAACTGATCTTGAATTGCTATAATGCTCTTTCCTTGAATCTCATCTATTTCATCTCCGTCAATATCTATTTCATAATTTGATTTTTCAATTGTTGAAATTAATTGATCTTGTAAATTAATATACTTAATACGTAAGTTTTGTAATTCTGATTGTTTCATAAATATATAGCAAAGAAACCATGTTCGTTATATAAACAGGGAGGAATTGCTTTTTATCCTTTGTGTTTTTCCTTTTAATTATGTTGAAAATAAATTTGTTTCAACACCAATTGAAAACTATGCATAGAATTGTTGGTATTTATTTAAAATAGAATAAAGCCAGAAAACCTTTTTTAGATCTTCTGGCTTTATTTTAATACCTCAAATAGATATTATACAGATAACTCTTGAACGTTTTCAAGATCCTCAAGTCGAAGAACCTCTTGCTTCTTCATAATTGGCTTCTTTACCTTTAGTGTAGGATCAATGCGAGAATCAAAACTAATAGAGACTAGTTCATTGTCTTCATATTTAGCAATAGTCTTACCACCATCGGTAACATTAAAACCGGCAAGACCAGAAGCAAATACATTCCACCCACTAAACTGTCCCTTGAAAGCCTTAGATGTAGTACGTGCTAATTGCTCAGGTCGTACTGAAATAGATACACGATCAGATGTTCCATTTAAACCCTTTACAACAAAATATCCACAACCACATTCACCAGCATCACAAATACTTGGAGCAACTCCATGGGTATCAGTAAAGGCTGCAATTGCCCGATCCTTTGAAGATTCTTCAACCATTTCATAAGCAATCTTTCCGTTAATTAATGCAATACATGCGAAAAAATGAGGACGCGTACCACGTGACTTAACTTCTTTGGTATCAGATTCAACACTATTGATTGCGTCACTTACTAGATTTGTCATTTGATATATTCTTTCTTATTTGTTTTCGGATTGTTTGGGTTTGTCACCCTGTTTGTAAGAAGCATCATACATCCACTATCACGTTATGTCAATCTCTTTTTTGAACTTCTCTATTTGCTCTTTCACTATCGTTATAAAATTTTGTTGAGGATAGAATTTACAAATTCTCTTAGGGGGAAAAACCCTAAGTTGTTTGGTCACAACATCTACACCATTATGCTTATTACGTGTCATTACTCCTAATGTTCCAAAGTTTTTAACAGAAATTGTTCGATCCATCATTAAATCTTCTATCATACATTTTATAATGGTTTTTGTCATTTCCTTAATTACATTAGGTTTAATTAAACCTTTAATATGTTTATGTATTCTATTAGCTAAACATGAACTTGCTATAACATTATTACGATAACTAAGTCTAAACACTTTACTCTCCAAATAGCAATTTCCTGGTAACAACGCTACCAGGAAATAATATGCCTAATTTATAATAAAATTACTCTTTAGTTGCTAATAATTCCCTAATATCCTTAACAACAAATATTACATCTAGAACATTTTGAACAGATTTTTCATAATCATTTTGGGTTACACCAAGTTGTTGCGCCAAAACACGAGCGTCTTTTGTAGTTAAACTGCTCTTTTCAGGTAATATTCCTTCTATCCCAAGTAATAACTTATTGCAAAGCTCAAATAAAACTAATTCATCTTCACGAAGATCGTTTTCTCCAGATACCGAAACCAAAGCTTCATATAATGATGGTGGTTCTTCTGTTTGTGAACTACAAATATCAATATTGTACTTACAATTAGAACAATCGTTTAAACAACTGTCATCTTCCTCATCATCGTCTTCTGGATCTTCCTCCTCTTCTTCTCTATAATCATAATAATGATTACAGTCATTGCGTTTATCATCGTCATCAACCTCATCATCATATTTCTCGTCGTCTTCATCATCATCACTGTAATCAACAACATCCATGCCTTGTTCAAGCCTTAGTTCATCGCGAATTAATTCTAAAATCTGACCCAATATATTATCACCAGCTCCATTTTTCCCAGTACCCCAATATTCATCATATCCCGCACAAATAATTGTTGCATCATCAGTATTAATTAGATGATTGGCCAAATCATCATTATAGGTAAATTTCTTTCGAAGCAATCCCTCCATTACCATTCCACGAATATCATCCCAATTAGGATTCAATGATACGCTTCTACCAATCCTCTTAGCTTCTTTTACCGAAAAAGCCTTGGCAATTTGTTGTTTAATCAAAGGATCATTGGTTTTAGCTGCCTGAAAAGCAAATTCAACTGATGGATAAGTAATGCCATTTACGACAATTCCATTACAAACATAATCATTTCGTAACCAATTATAATCATTAACATTAATAGTTTTCATTTTCTTATTTTCCTTTATTTAATTAACTGAATTCTTCCAGAATCATCTCGTGAGATAATATCTCTCTCACCCAATTGTTTAATTGCTGTAATTATTTGAACATCTTTATCATAAGCATTTTCAAATGATGACATTAATTCCCTTATAAATAAAGGACCTTTATTTGTTAGAACTTTCTTTATTTCATCACAAATATCATCTTGGTTTTTTGAATAATTTTTAAGCTCTACATCAGTTTGAGGTATGGCATTCCTTCTTCTTTTATAAGAATCATCTCCTAAATGATTTAAAACAGATACTAGCTTCATTCTTCGTAGTTTAAGATTTTCTGCCTCTTGTAATTTTAAATCTATTTGTTTAATTTCTTCCTTTGCAGCATCTAATGCTGTTTTACCATCTTTAGAAGATGTGGCAATAAATTTTACAATAAATTCTCCATCTGACATATTTAAGTTTCCTCACCGATGACCAGCAGTCTACTACTGTCCGATTGAAAAATCAAGATCTATCAACTCTGCAAATGACTTTTTCATCTCTAATGGTAATTTTCCAGGGTTTAATATTATACCCTCTTGTACAAATTCTTCAAATCCTAAAGCTAAACGCAATTTTTGCGCCAAACTCATTGGAATCCATTTATAATTTGATAAATTATCTAATGTTTTAATGGATAATAAACCAGGATCATTAGTAGATGTCCAATCAAATTGAATTCCGATCTGAATTGAATTATTTATTAATTTAGATTCAAGATTTTTAAAAGCAATAATTGCAGCTACTTCTAATTGGATATGATCTGGATAATTAAGATTACTTAATAAAACACACATTATATTTTCAGAACCAATGGCTTCACCATACCACATTGGTATCTGTTTTTCAACATTGTTTTCTGTTATTAGTTTTAAAGAATCTTTTACCAAAAGATCTGGATGTGTTGCCCCTTCCTTTTCCATTGAAAATGGTGTTGCTCCTAAATCTTTTAATATTTTTGTTATTAATTCTATGTGTAATTGCATTTTATTTATTTCCAAACTGTATTAATAATGATAATAAATTATTTATATCTGATGAATTGTTATTTAATTTAGATAAAGATAATAACTTATCAGATATATATTGTTCATAATCAAAAAGATCCCCTAAATTTTTTCTTCTCATTAATTCAATCATAGCATTTCTAGATTCTGTTTTACATAAACCTAAAAACCTATAAGCAACAATTGTTGCAGCTAATGATTCTGATTTTATATTATTTTCGGAAAACATAAATAATCAAATTTCTTTGGTAACACTATTTTCTATTTAATTTAGAAACAAAATCTCTACATGATAAAAATTTAGGAAATATTTGTTTTGTTCTAAGATAAACACGTGCTTTATTTAATGGAGTTGAAATATAAAATCTACCTAAACCAAATAATTGAATAGATTCTCCATTCATCATTGCATCTCTAATTTCTTGAAAGAATAAAGTTACTATCTTTATAGCCATATCTCTATTAATTCCAAATTTAGAAATTAAACACTCTACATAATGATGTAATTCAGGAATTTCTATTGGATATTTTCCTGAATTTTTCGATAAATATTCATCAATATCTGGTAAACCTTGAAATTCTTCGGTGAAACCCATTGTTTTTTAATTTCTTTCAAAAACCTGCGGGGGTTTGGCCAAAGGCCAAACCCATATAGTATAATTATATTATAAATACTTTAAAAAATATTTTCTGAATTTGAACCCCCTTTTTTGCCGCCGGCACCTTTTAGGTATGGGTTTTCCAGGTTCTCGACTTATTTCAATTATCTATTAGTTGAATATATTTTCCAGATATAAATTAGTTATATTTAATATAGATGCTATTTTGTTTGTGTGTTTAAGTTTAGGAATATCCATTCCCTCAACCTGTGCTGCTGCTTGTTCAAAAAACTTAGGAATTATTTTTATATGTTCATTTAACGCAGCTATCACCCTGGAATTAGCTGTCTTGTCTTTTTTTAATCCTTCAAGTAATTTTGTATGTCCTACTAAACGATGTTGTAATAATTCACTCTCTATTTTATCTAAATCTATTTTAGATAGCCAAGATTGTTTAATCTTTTTAAATAAGTCTAATACATCAAGTGCAAATACTTTATTTAAATTTTGAATGTCTGAAGAACTAACTTCTAAATTATGAGCTAATGCATTCCATTTGACTTTAGAATTATTTGTATGTGACCAAAATCTTGTCTTTATTCTTCTGCGCTCAGTTTCTTCCTCTGGTCGCTTAGCATTTCTTCTCTCTAATTGTGCATCTAAATATTTTTTATAATTATCTTGAGATTTAATTCTTTCAATATAAGCTTGTCTAGCCTTTTCTTCTACCTCAGGATCACGCTCCCTAGGCTTTTCACCCAAAGCTTTATCTCGTTTTGTTCTTGTATTTGTATGAATGTTTAAATTGGAAGCAGCCAATGCAGCACCAGAAGTATCTGCAAAAGTTAAAGTATCAATTCCAATTGCTCCAACTATAGCTTCCATATTTTGGAAAACAATATAAACCCATTCAAATATTTCATCTGATTTTAAATATTCTGGGTTTATTGTTAATATCTGTTGTCCAAGAGCTATTATTTTTTCATATAAATCTTGAATCTTTTCAATATCTTGAGGTTGTAATACTATTCCCTCAATTAAGTTTTTAGTAATTTCTCCAATTTCAGAAGATAGAGTTCCAAATGTAAAAATCTTTTGAGCTAAGTCTTCCCTTTGGTCATCTGGAATCTCAGACAACCTAGAGATTATTATTTCTTTATCTGTTAAATATCCAATAAGATCTTGCCACTCATCAGGTTCGGCTTCTACATTTTGGAATATATTCTCATGACTAGTTCCAATATTAATATAATCAGTAATAAACTTCTCAGCATCTAATAAAGGAGTTCCACCTAATACCTGTTGAGCAAACATTGTTTTAAATTGTTCTTTTTGCTCATCAGTTTTATCATGTGCTTTTACATCTATTACTTTAGATATATAATCCCATTCTTCTTGTGCTTTTTTCTTGCCTTCTTCTATATCTATTCCTTCATCTTTAATAAGTTTAATAGCTCTATTTCTAATAAATATTAATGAAGTACCATAATATTTACTTTTATATTCAGGAATAGTTTGTTTTTGTACTTGTAATTTACCAGTAGTGGCTTTTGCAAATGCATCCTTACTAGCTTTTGATAGTCCTTTTGTATATTCTTCTAATACTTTTAATATTGTTCTAGCACATTCTATTGTATTTTGTTTATCAGTTTCCTGAATTGTAGATGGATTATTAACTAAAACTAATAATTTAGATGTAGTATTAGCAAGTAAATCAATCTTGGTTTTTTCATCTTCATCTAATATCATTTGTTCATAAGTATCATGAATTAAAGATATTAATTCTAATATAATAGGATATTTAGAAGAAATAGAATCTAAATAAGATAATGCTTCATCTGGGTTTTTATAATCTATTCTTTTAGGAGGAAGTTCTTCAATTTCAAATGGAACATCCTCATCATCAAATTCTATATCTTCAGTAGGCATCCAAGACGGTTGTTGTTGCCAATCTGGAATTTGAGGTTGTTGAGAAATAGATTCTGATAAATCTTCATCTTCAGAAGAATCTATAAGGTCTTCATCCTCAACCTCGATAATTTGGTTTCCCTTCTTATTTAACATAATTAAATACTAAGAAATGCAATTGTACATATGTTTTTACCAAAGAATTAGATTTATTTACCCAACCCAAGCCAGTTTGTGAATTCTTCCGCTAATACATCATCAATTTTAGATTTATTTGCATAATTTCCAGGATGATTGTTGTATATTCCATAATACATTGATAGCGCATGGAAAACCTCATGCACAAAAGTTACATTGAATTCTGGATCGTTTATATTGGAAATCATGAAAATATAATGGATATTACCATCAGTATACCCGATTACATTTCCAGCAACATATCGATTATAGAATCTATATTCTTGATCATTTAAACAACGATAACACGATCCTTCAGGTAAGAAAGAAATATTCCAAACAAAAGGAGAATTATGATGTGGTTGTAATTTTTTATTACGAATAAATATAAAGAATTTTTCAATAGAGAAAGAGCAAAGATTGTTAAGTGTTTTATAATTTAAATCAGCATTAGATATTTCTGATATTAAAATACCGCAAGACAATCTTATAGGTGAAGATAATTGTTCTTGCGGTAACGGTTTGCTATGTCCAATTGTTTTTTGTTCAGCTAATGAATTTGCGGAAAACAATATAATGGAAAGCAAAATATAAAAATATTTAAACATAATTATACCGTTTTTAATTAGTCTTAAACCAGTATAACCTATCTCTTTTGGAAAAGCAAGTGTTTTATTAAAAAATTTCTTCTAAGATTTTTATCTTACTCGCTCTTATCTTGTTATGATTATGAACGATAGCTGCAATGTCTTCTAAATCTATTTCTACTTTAAATAACTTCCCACAATTATAATATTCTAATGCACTCCTCTTTGTCCATGCCGATAATCCAAAACTATCTTTTTCATCTATATTATAATCCGCATGACATTCATATTCTCCATCAACCTCATAATAATATTGGAAATTAAAAGCAGAATATCCGTCTCCCCTACAACTCTTATATGCAATTACTTTATCTCCAATAATCTCATATGAAGTATTTTCCTGAATATATTTTCTTTTAAATTCCTTATCCTTATATAACCAACATGTTTCTGGTATTTCTAAATTAAACTCTTTAATAAATTCCGGACTTAGTTTTTGATATTGTGATATATTATACCAATTTACTTTATCAGAATACCTTCTAATAAATTCTTCACTTAATTTTTGATAAATTGATATTAAATTCCATTCTACTTTATCAGAAAATTCTATAATAAATGCTTCGCTTAGTTTTTGAAAAAATGATATTAAATACCAACTTACTTTATTAGAATTTTCTCTAATAAATTTTTCACTTAACTTCTGATATTTTGATATATTATACCAATTTACTTTATCAAAAAACTCTATAATAAATTCTTCACTCAATTTTTGAAATTGAGATATGTTTTCCCAATCTACTTTATCAGAAAATTCTCTAATAAAACTTTCACTAAGCTTTTGATATTCTGATATATAATACCAACTAGTTGAATTTAAAATTTTTGTTTTTTTAATCGGATAGGTTTTATCTCTAAGAAATTCTTCGTTACAAGATCTAATAAATTCTTCGCTAAAAGATTGATAAGTTAATATTTTATTAAAATTTATCTTTTTATAATTATTTATAATATATTGTTCATTTAAAATGAAAAAACATGCACAATGTTTATTTAAATAACTCTTAATAAGATTTAGCATTTTTAAAATCTTTCTATTTAGAAGAATATATCGTATATTGGGAAAGTATTAAATTTCCAGGATGGAAAGTACCACTGCCTTTAGCAGGGGTCCAACCACTGGCCAATCCCACTTTAATAACTTTCTCTATATCAGATGGAATAACAGACGCACTACAATATTCATACTCATCAAAATGATAATCTTGTGCTTTAAAGGTTTTAGTTGCTTTTAACACACACTGAAGAGTTTGTCCAGGTTTTTCCAAATCTTCTTGAATAGAAAGATTTATAATTACCGGAGATCCTCCTTGAGGATTTTTACCGCTTAATATCCAACGAAATTTGCGCCCGTCAATAATAATTGATCTTGATTTTTTCTTTGGTAATCTAGACATATCTATACCTTTCTGAATTATAATTGCATCGGTAGTTTTAAACACCCATTAAAGAAATATGGATGATATTCAATACTGCCATATAAGTATTCCACAATTACTTGACCATCTACATTTCCTCCACCGCCATCTAATGTAGCATATGGTGCTAAAATAGAACCCTGTATACCAATTCCACTAATATTTAATATTGTGGCTTCATATAAATTCCATAAAATACGATGACACCAAGCACTTGTATCTCCACGACATGATGCGCCACCATCAGGTAATATAAAACCAGCTCCTCCCCAATTAATTTCTAAACCACTTACATTTACAATTACTGAAGATTCACCAGGTGCAATAATTGTGATTTGATTGGTTAATTCTAATTGCTCACCAGTAATACTAAATACATTTAAAACAGTATCAGTTCCAGTCAATATTAAAGAACCAGTTACAGTTCCGTTTATTGGATATTGTGTAAAAGCAATACTATATCCTTTTAATGTATTTTCTAATTCTACAAAATCAATAGGAGCATCTATACTATCAGGGAATTTCCAACTACCACAAGGAGCTGTAAAATTTTCTAACGTTGCATCTCCACCATAAGCAATTCTACCATTACCAACAGATCCCCCTCTTAGAACAACATCACCACCAACAACCAAAGAATAATCATCGCTATTGCAATCTACATTGTCTTTACTAGCTATTCCATATCCTTTCGCTGTTAAATCACCACCTACATACATTCTTCCTTCTGAATCAGCTCCAGAAGGTGATGCATCTTCAAAAACAATAACATTAATATTGCTTATTTCTGTTGGAACACATTCAATTACAGGCGGATCGTTAGTGTCTCCCTCTGGTGGGTCTACAGTATCTCCATCAGGCGGATCATTAGTATCACCCATACCAGGATCGTTAGTATCACCTTCAGGAGGGTCATTCGTATCTCCCTCAGGAGGGTCGTTAGTATCTCCTATCATAGGATCTTCAGTATCACCAATTATTTCACCACCAATACCTTCAGGATCTAATGTTCCAGATCCTCCAAGTGTTGGAATAATAAACGTTTCTCCACCTAAAGAAGATACACCTCCACTTTCAGATTGTCCACCTATAGAAGAAAACTCTCCACTTTCTTGATTTGTACTTCCTCCAATTTCACTCGTTCCTCCAATAGATTCGTTTCCAGCCATGCTGGAATTTAGAGTAGTTGAAGAGCCACCGATAGAAGAGATTCCTCCATTAGCTGATATAATAATTTGATTATTAACAGAGTTATCTATTCCTGAAGAACATGTTAACAAACCAATAGTTGTAATTAAAACCGCACCAATAACACTAATATATTTATACATATGTTTCCTTATTTTAAGCTGTATACATTGTTGTATTTTACTATGCAACAAAAGTCAATTGTTTAATATAATCGTGCAAAAACCTACTTGCTAAAGCAAGAAGATGAATTGCCGTCTAAAATAATTTAAAAACTCTATCGATAGCTTCTGCTAGTTTTGTGAACTACCCTTGCCTTTAGGCAAGGGCTTATCTTTGAATTTACATTCTCAGAGCTTTTGAATTCGGCCTGTTCCATGCCGAATTTTAAAATATTTATCGCTGCATTAATATCTCTATCATGTTCCTTATTACATTTTTTACATGTCCAAATCCTATCTTTTAACTTTAATTCAGAATTTATCTCTCCACATTCTGAACATTTCTTCGAACTTGGATCGTATCTTCTTATCTGTAAAAATCTTCTTCCGTTCCATAATGCTTTATATTTTAACATTATTACAAATTTGCTCCAAGATACATCTCCTATGTTTCTTGACATACATGTATTTGATTTTTCTAAAAGAGATTTAATATCAAGATCTTCCATTATTATTACGTGGTTATTGTTAATAATATTTTTAGATATTTGATGTAAAAAATTATCTCTTTTATTACAAATCTTTTCATGTAATATTGCAATTTTGTATTTTAGTTTT